CGTGGTATTCTTGCGCGATCTGCGACCAGGAAACAAAACCTAATGGGGAAAGTAACCCGCTGATGTGATACCCTCTTTTTTTTCGATTCGGTTGAGATGGTATCCATTGCCCAGCTTCGAGCATTTCTGTTTTATGATGTTCGTAAATTTTTTCCTGGCAGTTCTTGCATGTGTACCAAGTGTCGGTTACGTTCCCGTTTTGTTCAGTGTAATGGAGGCCATGTTCTTGTCCGTCAGTGGAAAAGATTAAGATTTGGAGAGTGGCACAAAAAGGACAAGGGACGTGGTAAAACCTTTGATCTGATTTCTGGAATTCTTTCTCAATCAGGGACCCGCCTTTCTGTGTAGGCGTGCTGATTTTCAATATCTTTTTTTTGCTTGAATATGTGTCAGTACGTCTCTCTGCGAGGCTGATCGGGCTACCCTCACCGCCAATGTCTGGCGAGAAACCATCAATATCGTCGAGTATAAGATATCGGATGGAAACGTTTCTGAAAGAAGCGCCAGAATTACTGCCGGCCATGAACAGTGCGCCACCAGTGAAATTCTTTGTCGTGATGGTGTTCCCTGATTTACGGCTTTTCTCAGTAACGGTTTTCGCGAGAATACTGGGGGTGTTGTTGATCATTGGAGTTATACGTGTCTTACTGTGACGTTCAGCAAGTTCAACAGTGGGGAGCATATAGAGGATGGGACCGGGGACACAGTCCATGATATACCCGATAAAATTATTGGCGACTTCTGACAATCCGATCTGGGTGGCTTTCATAACAACAACGTCATTGACGGTTGTTTCAGTGACCGAGAGTGACTGCATTATTTCTTTCAAATATGGCGTGCGGCTTGTACGATAGTTGCCTGACTCCCTTGTTGAGACTGAATCAAGGAGCCTATTTTGATCAGCCCATTCGTCGACTGTGGTGATGGTATCAAGTTCAAGTGCATCAAGACAGGCTTTGACATAAATGTTATGTCCATTGTTCATTCAAGCTCACGCGGATATGGTTTATTGCATTCTTAATTTCTGTTTCGAGAATTAATCTGATTTTGAATTCGTCGTTTTCCACGGACAACTGCGAACTGATTCGATCAACGATATTCAGCAAGCTATCCCGGGCCTGACGGTACATTTCGAAAGCGCCTTTTGTTACATCTTCTTCCCTTAAGAGATTTCCAGCTCTCTCCTCATAATCCATCTTTTTCATTTCTGCGGTGTATTGTTCTTTTATGGTTCTCGCTTCGTTGAAAGACAGGACCTTGAAGTCATCTGATTTAGGGTGTTTAATTATTGTATCTGTGTCCTCATGATCGGTTATTGGAGAGGATTCTGTTGTGTGATTAAGTACTTTGTTTTTAAATCCTCTCTGCCTTGGATCTGATGAATCCTTTGCTTTTTGGACTGCTGCCTCGATGTCAAACAGGTAAGCACCATCTGTCTTGGTAAAAGTTCCTTCGAAAACACCTTTCTTTATAAGAAGGGAGAGAGTTGTTTTGTTAATACCAAGTCTTTTCGCTAAAACAGTGGTATTGCCGAAGCCTTCTGGGGGTGGTATCTTCCGTGGCATCGGTTCGCCAGTTTTTTTACGATGTTCGTACATTCGTTGATATTCGGCTCGCTTTTTTTTCTTTTGTTTTTCTGTCATTGACATGAAACAGATTCCTTTAATTGATCTCCTAAAGTGAACACCTAACATATTAATATTGCAACGAAATAAATTTTCAACTGGTAAAGACGGGCTAAAATAATCCCATTTGGCATGCTCCCTTTGGTATTGATTTATCCGACATCCACCAGTCGAACAATTCGTCGGAATTCTTAAAAGGTCGTTTTGCTTTTGATTGCATTTTTGTCGAATCCACCAAATCCCATCTTGATTTTGCAGCACTGCGCCATCGCTTTTCCATGTGCGGCCATCTTTCAAAATCTTTCTTTCTGTTACCCATAGGACACCCTATGCACCCAATTCTTTTTTTGCCTTCATCGTATAAACTACAGTATGGTATATGGTTGGCCCGTATATATTGCCATATCTCTTTATCTGTCCAAGAAAGTATTGGATTAATAACCCATGTTTTATCTTTTTTATCACTCCATTCCGTAACTGATTGCCATGCCTTTGCTCGGCGCGGTGATTCCGCCGACCTGATACCCATTATCTTGACTTGTCCTGCCCCCCCATTCTCTTTGTATAAGGCACAGCACCATCGCCTTCTACGTGTCGGTATTCCTTTCTTTTCAACCATCTTCAGCATCGGCACCTTCGGTCTATGCCATATTACATCTGGATGATGGTGTTTGATGAAACGTGTCAATTCTGGCGGATCAATCGTTGTCACAGAATAATTTGACGTGAATTTAACACCAGCTCTGATTGCAATGTCCTTCACGACAACAGAATCCTTCCCGCCTGAAAAACAGAGATAGTATCCATCTTGAGAGTATTCCAATGCGGATGATTCAAATTCTTGCAAAAGCAGGATACCGTCTGCAATTTTTTGCTCATGAGTAATGCCAACGTGATTAAGTGGTGTCTGATTCATTGGCTGCTATTCCTTTTCATCGTAAATCAACTGAATCCCCAAATCCGCATACAGTGAAAGCATCGCCATTTCCACCTCCCCACGAAAGTCACAATTCAAATTCCGTGTTCCATCGTCAACCAGGTAATCATGATCGTTAATCGTTCGGAAGTGGACTTCCTTGTATGCCGTCTTTGCGTACTGTGCGGCGATTTCACGCATAGCATAAGCGAGGCTATACATACCAGCAGCAGCGGTATATGCGATTGTATCAATAACTGTTCTATCTGATACGACTACCCCGTATCTTCGTACAGCGTTTAGCTCGGCTTGTAATTGAGCGCTGTATATCCAAAGTTGTGAATCTTTTGTTGTTGTAGAGCTTCCTTTGTTGATTATCGGATATGGACATTGCCGAGCAATTTCGAGTATGACACCGACTTCTGATCTTTGATTGAGTTTTAACTGGTGCGCCGTTAAGTACGTTGCACTGGTTTTGCCGGTGCCGTGCGCTCCACTGAAAGCGATTATTTTTGGTTCTTCCAATTATTATCCTTGCGTTTTGATATTTTTATGTAATTATTTTGGGCGTTTCGGCTTCGCCGCCGGTTGTCCTCTGGCTACGCTCCGCTTCGGTCTCGCCATAAAGCCGGCGAGACTACCCGCCGGCCCCCCTAACGCTTAACAACACAAGCACAAGCAAAAAAAAGAAATCCAGTGCGAGCCACGATCCTGGATCACCGACCGCGAAAGGGGAGAGCACAACGAAACCCTGGCTCTGAACACGTTTTAAGCCACGATGTCCTCAGCGATGTGGTGATAAACGCCATCGGAATTAGCAGGCAGCCATTTTCGAGATTGCAATACCCGGAACTTGTCTGCCGAAACAAGCATTAGATCGAAATCCATTCTATGTGCGACACCAAGAAGGAGGATAAAAACATCTGCTATCTCGGTTTGAAATTCTTTTTTGTTATCTATGGTTGGATTGTTAAAATAATTAGTTGCGGCTTCTTGAACTTCACATATCTCCAAATCGAGATGCGCCATTTGGCCAGATAAAGTAGATTCTGGAAACGTATCTTGTCCCCAGGTGCCGATGTAACGTTGGAATCCAGATAACTTGGTTGTCATGTTTCACCCTTTTAAAGCAGCCATTAAAAACATCATGGCTGCTCTGGTTGCAATCAACAAGGTTTTGGCTTCCCCTTGGGTTTACCACCCTTCTTAACTGGTTTTGTTGCTTTCTTTGTCATAGTAATCACCTCCTTTTTTCACATATTGTCAATTAAATCGTCGAACCGACTGCCTTGCACATTATGCTTGAATATTTTATAGAAATCTTCTGCGTTCAGATGGCGAACCTTTGAATACCGTTCATGTCCGATTCGTAAGTCTTTGATCTTAGGCACTAAATACGCTATCTTGGATGTTGTTTCAACCCCCATAGCAGTGCAAATATCATATAAAATATCAGTCTGCATACGTTTTCAGTCCGTTGGAGACTTTGAATGTCAAAATCTTGCTTTCAGGAACGTCAACTGTACCACCGGTATGCGGATTCCGGCACTGTCTGGCCGGCCTGGTCTTCCACTCGAACGTGCCGAACTCTTTGATTGAAACTTTATCTTGTTCAATAAGGGTGGAGAGCATTATTTCAACCACATCAGATACGATTGACTTCGTGACTTTCGTCTTTTCAGCGATTGTTGTTATGAGTTCTGTTTTATTCATTTTCCATTCCTTTCTTTATGGTTACCGTGTCAATTAGATTGTAAATCATCGTCAAAGCTGCGTTCCAGCTTGCCTTGGCCAATTGCCTTTCTCTTTCAGTTTTCAACACAAATTCTTTTTCATTTTCGAGCCACTCTTCAAATTTTGTCATTGTGTTTTTCCTTTTCATTTTCACTTTGGTTTTAATCCCACGTTTGTACCCGTCCAAATACTCTGACCGGTTACACGGCACCCCAGGTGGCCATTCAGGAGCAATCCAACACAAAGCCTCGCAATATCCTTTCCGATAATACATCGAAAGTCTTTCCATTAGAAGAAAGATCGTTGTTCCCTGATATCAGATTGGAGCTGCCGGATCCTGAGTTTTCTATCAACTGATATTGCCTCTTCTCTTTCAATGATATTCAGCAGCAGAGTTAAATCCGCCATTGTAATCACCGGGTATCCTTCGGGATCGTGATCCAGTCCAAGCAACCTGAGCCGTTTGATAGTAGTTTTTTCTTCATTGTCAATCATTTTTTCACCGTTGAAATGGCTGCCTGCCAGCAGTCCCAATAACTCGGGATACTGCCATTGATGCTGTTGTTCCATTCAAGAAATCTATTGATATCTGTTGATGTCAGAGCTTTTTCTTTTTGTGATGCAACAGATACATGTAAATCAATATCAGTTTCACATACTGGACATTTGATAATCGCCATTATTTGCCTTTTTTCTTCACGGACTTCTTCACAACAGAATCTCTGCGAACGATTGTACAGATATCCGTGTCAGCAATTTTTTTGCACCCAGAAACATCCTGCACGGTAGGATAATTTCGTATTTGTTCGAACAACACGGATTCTTCTTCAGGTTTATCAACGGCGATAAGCACGTCGATGGATGCACAAAAATACTCGCCGGCTGGACGTAAAAGACCGGTAATAGTCATCGGGTCTTCATCCATGAGTTTGAATCTGTCCGTGATCCTGATTTCGTCAAGATATACCCCGAGAGATTCGATTGATGATATTTTTTCAGCCAATTTAATAAGCAGATTTTGCATTGATTTTCCTTTCTGTTGTTTACGGTTTTGGTTCATCGAGGATGAGCAGCATTTTTTCAAACGTGCAGCAGACAAACTCGCTGCATGTTTCTGCTCCGTCTGCATCGTTGTCATTATCCACCTCAAGCAGCGTGTAAAGCTCCACAGGCGGTGACTGGAGCATTGCGTTATGTACAGGCGCAATGAAAAGAAAAAATACAGCCAGAACGATTACAGCGGATTTGAGTGACTTTTTCATAATTCGTGTTCCCAGTATTTCGCGAAACAGGTCTCAAAGAAGCAGTCTTTTTGATTGATACTGCATTCGTAACTGCACCACAAATTGCTTACTCGCGCCGGACACCGCTTTGATTTAGCAAGCCAGCGATCAAATTCAATTCGTTGAAAGTCTTTCTCTGTTTCGCTCATTTAAGCCTCCAAGGCTGTCTTTTAAGTTTCTTTGAAAGAATTACACGGCGAAACCCGGACATTGTAAGCACTGCACACTCCCAGGCATCGGGGAGGCTATCTCCTTGGCAATAGAATTTCAGCGTTAAGAACCATCGACGAATGAACTTAAACATCAATCACCTCAGTTGTGGATCATGAAATAGATACAAAGTGGTTTGTGGCTCATGCTTTACGTTTCGTGAGCCAAGAAAGAATTTTGTCAGACACCAGTGACTTCGCGCAACACCAGTTCAGTCCGTGGTTCAGTACCAGGCTCCGCATAGCGTTTCCTTGCATCAATCCCAATCACGAAAGAATCATCCTGCCACACATCGCAATGATTCAGAACATCCAGCGTCCATTTAATCCCATTGTCCAAGTCGATCTTTGTGACAGGTGCAGCAGGTGCAGAAGCTTTGAGGACGCCAGCATTTTTACCAGAACCGAAATGGCCAGCAGGACGCTTCATCCAGAAGACAATTTTCATGGCCACAGCGCCACTGAAATGACGTACAGCGAGTTCTTTGAGTTGTTGCCGTACAACCATCACCCAGAGTTGCTCTTCGTCGCCTTGATCACTATACGTTCTGACACCCTTACCGACGCGCGTGAACCGAGGCCGGTTTTTACCAACAGGTTGTCCGGGGATGAGCAGGGTGATTGTGTTTGGTTCGGGAATCATATCATTGCTCCATTCGCCAAACATAAGAGTTCAGTTTCAGGACCGGCTTTGCCTTTGTATTTGCGAGTTATTAATTTGCCAGATGCGAATAATCCATCGAGCAAGAATTTCGTATATTCTTTTGGTATTTTCAAATATTGGCCAAAAAGAACTGCTTTTGATATGCCTGGTTTCTCTGGTGTTGCTTTGGATTTAATAATTCTGAGAATTCTTTCTTCTGTTGCGTTTGTATGAATGCCAATTATATTTTTTAGATTTGGACTGATATTTAAAGCTGGTTTAATAAATTTGTTTCTGACTTTAGGATCAATGGCTATGGTTTTCTCTGTCAGTTCACCAAAGTCCTTGAACAGATTCTCCAGGATTTCGATAAGTGCGGGTACGGCTTCAATTGGACACCTATGCCATTCACCACAAGCTCGTACCATGATGTGAGATTTTTTATGCAGGATCGGCCTGTACTGATCGAAGAGAGATAAAATTTTTGCATCGTGACCATTGTCTTCTGCAATATCGTTCATCTTCCATAACGTCATGTCGTTTACCATCCAGTCATTCCACTCCACATAGATGGATTTTTGACGTTCCCACATCTTGATATAGGCGATTCTGCTGTAATCAATCGTAGTGTTTTTTTTCATGTGTTCACCGTATGAACTTTGAATTATGATAAATGATAATAAAATCAAGTATTTAAAGGTTATTTATTATATAATAGTATATATTATATAATAAATACAATAACTTATAATAATAACAATATAAACATTAGACAACTTTAGACATGCCTATATAAGGTTATTGTGTTTAATATGTAATAAATACATATAGATAATAAACTATACTAACTTTAGACGGGGTAGGCATATATTCGGATAAAATCATCTGTTCACGCTAAACACAGGTGAGCCACCCCCGTCTATTGTCTAACGTTTAATTATTTTTATCGTAAGTTCTTGTTTTCATTAGTTAGTTTTCCTTAAAAAACTTTATACAAGTTTTTTTTGAAAGTTTGTAAGTTATTGTTTTAATTGATTATATCTATTCAAATAACTTTATACACGCTGTATAAAGTTATTCTTCATCTGCAAGTTGGGATAGGCAAAGTATGTCAGTTTCGGGACCAGCTTTGCCTTTATGCTTTTTTGTGTAAATCTGTCCGGTACTGAGGAGGCCAGTCAGTAAATGTTTCCTGTCTCGTTCAGGTATCCGGACAAGCTGACCAAAAAGAACCGCAGAAGACACACCTGGTTTGCTTGGAGTAGCTTTTCCTTTAATTGCTCGGATAACTTTTTGCTCCATTGCGTGCCAGTCGTTCTCTGAAACATAATTGCCAGCCATGCTGAGGATATGTTCATCAAGAAAGTCAATAAGCGATAGGCCATATTGGTATGAATCTATACCAAGTGGAAGGCTGATACATCGTTTTCCGAATTTACTTAGGTGGTGATCATGTGCGTATTTTTCGCCTGTTTCTCGTGCGCGGTTGTAAATATATCCCTGCCATTTACCTTTAAATAAACACTGCTTTTTATTGATTTCTGCATCCCAATATTTCAGATATTCAAGAGCCTCGCCGGTTCTTGTTAATTTAAAAGGTACATATTTTTTCATGGTTGGTGCATTTGTTTCGATATTCCCAACGCAATCAGAATCGAACTGCATTTCGATATTGGCGATTTCAATTAGTTTTTTAATGAGCTGGCGAGGCTTGTTTTCGTAATACATCGGCATTTCATATCCAGCCGAGACAGGATCATGGTGGGACTCAAAGACTTGAAGCCGTGCAATAAAACCATCCTGGAGATCGGTTGGTGTTATCTGCGCCCATAAATCGTCGGGTGTTGCGCTACCGATCATGGAGACATGTTGCCAGGGATATTTTTTATTATTTGACGCATCTGCATAAGATTTTTCACCGGAAGCTCCAGAATATAATTCAAGAAAGGCAGAGCCTACAGTTTCAGCAGTATTGTTTTTTGCTCGTTCACGCTTCAATATTTTTGCAAATTCATCAAGAAAGAAAATCTTTGAATACTTGTCAGGGATTAGTGATATGGCTGAATAAATGGCTGCGCCTCCGGTGAATTTTGACCCACCCATGAAGTGCATTAAGTCTGGTGTATCGGATAAAATTTGTTTCACGATTGCCGGGGCGCCGTCTTTACCTGAACCAGAATGTCCCAGGAGAAGACAATAAAGGTTTGTTCTGATACCTGTTGGCCCACAGATTTTATGTCCACCAACAGCGCCAAGTAAAGCAAGTGAACAACCCAGGTTAAATATCGGCACTGACACCGGACACATCTTGTCCATGTAATCCAGCGTTTCTTGCAATATACCACCAGGATTTAAAAGAATATTTGGGATTGGCTTTATTGAACATCTATCAAATTTTTCGATAGATGTTGGTGTTATTATAGAGAGTATTGTATGTTTTAATTCTGTAAACATTTTCAAAACTGCATTATCACCGGATTCATTCGCCAGATCGTTAAAATCAGATCCGGATGTTTCAGGCAAAAACACTTTTGCACTAATAACTTCTCCAGCGATAGTGGCCTTTGTTGCGCCGATGTTATCCTGTTTTTTGATGTCATTATCGCCACATATAATAATGGTTGACTCAAGGTTTTTGGATTTAACAATTTGAGCAACAGACAGGATGTTTCCTGCTGAAAAAGCACAATAAACAGTATGTCCGGTACACCTATGGAGAGTTGCGCCGGTTGCGTATCCCTCGCAGATTAAAATGGTTGAACTGCCTTGGATGATGAAAAAGCCGCCTTTCATTTTACCTTTGGGTAGGTTTTTCTTATCACCTGATGGCCTGATGTATTGTAAAGACTGGACTTGAAAAGATTCTGAGAGAACGGGAATTACGAGCGAATTACCAGCCTGTTTAACGCCGGGATACGCTGCAATGTTCTTCTTAATAAGGTACGCATGTTCGGTTGGACTCTTTGATGCTGCATAAATTTCTTTCGCTGATTCGGCAGCTCTTGCATATTCAGCATCCTGTTGATTTTTACGATTTATCTCTGCCTGCGCCATAAATGCAGTGGCCTGCATTTGATCCAGATACCCAAGGTTTGAGTATTCGTCAGATACCCACTTGACACTAGTGCCTTTCCTCCAATCGCCAAAAAATCCAACTGGTACAGGGCCATCAGTATGGAAACAATACCATCCAGATTTCCCATGTATCTTTCCTGTTCCGTTTTCAACCGGATACCGGTGAATAACACCATCTGCAATGATGGATTTAGGAGGTGTTTGTCCGGCCTGTATCATGGCGGATGTTATGTTAGATAAATTCAGCATGAACGCCTTATTTCACTTAGGTTTGCACGTGCAGAAACGAGACGTAAAACAGCTCTTTCATTATGAAAGGTGACAAAGTTTTCAGCAAAAACAGTATCATTAAAACTATCACCTATTTCAGCATCAGAACTGTTTAAAATGACGTGTTCAGGATTGATTGAATTGGTAGTAATAAAATCAGTTACGATACTGTCAAACGTGTTTGGTGGGGAATGATCAACATGACAATTATAAACATTTAATGCAATTCCGGTTATCGGACACACAGAATCACCGTCAAGGTTGTTCACTCTAAAAACAAATACATCACCTGAAATTGCTTGACGGCAGGCATTTTTAAACTTTCTAAGTGGATCTGTTGGTTTGAGGCATTCAAGAAAACTGAAATCTGTTTCGGTGCCATCGGTGCGTTTAATCCAGAACCCACGGTTTCTTTTGTGAACTGGATTTTGCCGGACGAATATGGTTGAAACACCACAACCAATTTTGACATCAGCAGATGGGTGCATGGCAAGAATCGCGTTCATGAATTTGAGATTGATGTCATTCAAACCTTGTTCAAATTCATACGCATAAAGGATATCACGAACCTTATCAGTTAAAGCCGATTTGGTTTTGAAATGCTCGCCATCCACCACATAACTTTTTGCCATTGTAATAAATCCTTTGCTTTACGACTGTGGTGTTAAGTTCTCAGCAGAGTGTGGCAATAACTGTATCAGGTAGGGATGACGTTCAATCTGGGGGCCGGCGAGGTGGATACACGTCCTGATGAATTCGGACTGTGTACAGTCGATACTGGTTATGATCTTGCCGAGATACCTGGCCATTTTCTCGTCAATTTTGATATTTACGGCATTGTCAAATTTCATCAGGTGGCCTCGTTTCGGTTGACGGATATTTTTTGAGGTGTTATTCGGTTAGGTTGTTTGATTTTTGGGTGTCGGTGGTGGCGTACAGTTCGGGGTACAGCATCATATCTCTGGTAACTTGTCCACCGGTGGCTTGTTCGATACGAAGAGCGAGGCGGGGAGATGGACGGCGCAAATGTACGACGAGTAAATTGACGTAATTTTTCGTGGTTCCTATGCTGTGAGCAAAGGATTCTCGACTTTTACCTTTTAAATATTTTTTAAGTGTTTCAGACATGGTTAAGTTAATCACATAGATGAAATGAAGTCAAGAGGAAATTATCCTATATGAGAAACCCAACAATTTCAGAAATAATACGGGTAAATTTACTCAGAATTATGGCGGAAAAGATGTTAAAAAATAAAGACTTGGCTAAAATCTTGGACGTTTCGCCATCTTATGTTACGAATATTTTAAAGGAATTTGGAAATACAAAACGAGGGATCGGGCAGGTAACTCTTGATAAATTATGTAAAGGATTAAATATAAATCAAGATGAATTTTATAAAGGAATATATGTTGGAGAGAAACAAGAGCATGATGTCTGTGAGATAAAATTTAAAACGATTGAAACAAAAACACAGGAAATTGTCAATACAGATACTTCTCTTCTTGGCATAGCAAAATATGTAATTGAACATGGAACAGTCGCTCAGTATGAAAGATTCAGATCGTTTGGTGAAACGATAAAACGAGAAATTGAATCAACAAAAAAAGGAACATTATTGAAAAATACGAATGCGTCGGATTCCCCACCTATAAATCAACTCAATGGTCTGAAGGTCGTAAATGGATCGAAATAACAAGTAATGGACGTAGGATGTGTTTTAGGTTGATGATAACGTAATAAACAAAACGTACCATTATTATAAGAGGCTCGTTCAACTTCGGTTGATCGGGCCTTTTTTTTGTCCAAAATTTTATCACTTAGAAAAAATTCATCATTAAGAGTGATAAAATATCTTGACAATAATTCATCTTATTGATTAATATATATCCAACATAACAACACCCCAACCGGCAACCCCGAGCGACCTTGACCGGCGCATATGACGGGAAGCTGGTTTTTCACGGATGAAGCTGCGGATGCGGTGAGGCGTCAAGGAATATCGGCGGATAGGGAAGCGCAAAGAACGACAAGGAAATATGAAAATGGACGAACTGATTCAACAGAAAGCGTTTGATTACAGCGTGATTGACGAAAAAGACCGGGACTTCCCATCATTTACGGTATCTGAAGAACTTGAAATTATCAGAAAAAGCAACGACGGGATTCTCGATGCTGAGAAAGTTGTAGTTTATGCCAGCAATACCAAAACATCTTTGCATGGCAGATTCCAGTGGGCGGATACCATAGCAGCAGATGCGTACCGCTTGAACCAGGCGAGGCAGGTCATTAGACTTGATCTTACCATTATAAAACATGATTCAGATAACATGATGTTCCTACCAGATAATTCAATGGATAGCGATGGCGTTACGCTGAGAAAATACGTTTCACTTTCACATGATAGGTCAAACAATGGAGGGTATAGACTATTAAGCGAAGTTTTAGACAATTCGGATATGCGTAAACAGCTCGTCCGTGATGCTAAAAAGGATATGCAAACTTTTCGTAAAAAGTATAGCGCACTGGAAGAGCTTTCATCTGTAATGGACGGAATGGATAATAGTATATCGCTTTGCTCTATGGATATGTTGTCGGAAGAAAGAATTAAGTTCGCAATAAGAAAAATACGCAGTCTTCTCTGCGGGATATTTGAAACACTTGGCCATGTACGCGATATCCGAATAACTGAACCCGAAAGAGACTCTCTTATAATGATGTCAGATGTAATGGCGCAATTGGGTGAAGCGATTAAATCTCGGATTAATGGTGATCAAACAATTAATTTCGATTCGATAATAACTCGGTTGAAGAACATTGAAATTTACAATTGAACCGGAGACGATTATGAGATTCCATAAATTAAAACCATCATCGGCCTACCACCGGCCAGCACCCGCGCCAATAGCTGACACTGGCATCTGCCAGATATGCAACACCCGGCCAATTGCCGGGTATGTCCTGGGCAGTGGGCAGTATCTCAGCCGGACGTGCCTTAGATGCTACCGGGCAGCCGACACCGACACTTATGACCGCGCATTTAAAGCGCACGGGGCTTATAAACAATCACGCAGTTGACATCCAGCCCGGATCTCCAAGCGCCTCCCCGACCAGGTGCAGTAAACCAATCCAGCTCGTTTGCCGGGCGTCAGATTCTATCTGATATTGGTTAGAAAGCTGGTCAAGGTCGGGATTCTTTTCAACCACGAAGAAATTATCAGGAGAACTAAAAATGATACGAACCACAGGAAAGTTTTTATGGCTTTGGAGTAGATTTGAAGACATCCAGAGCCGCTGGATTTTGTTCTGCGAATGGCTAATGGTCACAGAGTTGATTGATGAACGTTTCGACCTTGAAACCAGAATTGATTTAGGAGGGCCAGATGGAGCAGCCATACGGACACTCTGATAAGAGCCGCCTCGCAGTCCAGAGCTTCGAGGCATCGGGTTGGAAAAGGTTTAAAACATTACCCCGCCTGGGTCGCTGGATAGTGTGCCGGAAAAGTCAACGACCCCTACCCTGAAGGGATAGGGGTTTTACGCCATTCTTATAAATATCCAAGAAAGGAGCAGGTTTATGGTCACTAAAGTGTTAATAGTCAGAGGTTCTGAATTGAAAATTCAGATACAGGCAATGACAGAGGAATTACGCGGTATCAATCTCGAACTGTCGAGAGCCGCTGAATACAGAAACGGAAGCAAAACCGGCCATCTGTTGGAAGCCGGTATCAAAGTCACAGTGCAGTTGAAGGAGAATATCAAATGGTATCAGGATCGGTTGGCGCAGGTGAAAACACTGCTCCCTGATGTGTTTAACGACACTTTCGTCTATGAGTTCAAGCCATCATCCACAAAAGCACTTGAATCGGCCATGAAAGAAAATGCGGAGTTTGCAAAGGCCATCGCATGGAGCAGGGAGATTAAGCCAGGCGCGCCGCAAGTAATTTTCGAGAAAATTGAGGATGAAAGCGATATCCCGTTTTAAACAATAAACAAGGAGATAACCAATGTTAAAACCAATAGGCGTTCAGTCCGTCAATAGGTTCAGTGCGTTAGTCTTGGGGAATACTGGATCAGGAAAAACATCTTTGCTCAGGACGATACCAGATGGTGAAAGAGTGTGCTGTCTATCGGCAGAAGCTGGCCTTTTAAGCGTCAAGGATATTGTCGAATCAGGGAAAGTCGAAGGATTTGAAATTAGCTCGTTTGCTGATCTCAAAGAGGTATATCAATTGTTTTTATCACCTGACTTCAAGAGTAAATATTCTTGGATTTTCTTGGACTCTTTAACAGAGATATCTGGCAGGTGTAATGAGAGTATGCAGGCAAAATATACAAAAGGAGAAGATGCATTCAAGCGTTGGAATGATTATGGTGATTCGATGTTATCAATCATTAAAGGATTCAGAGATTTATCATCTTATTCGGTTGTCTTTACCTGCTTGCCTACCGTTCAATTAGATGATTTAAATCGTCGATATATCGGAGCGGATATCGCAGGGAAACAGCTCAAAGAACGTTTACCGAGTTATTTTGATCTTGTTCTTTATCTTGTAACTCAAACCACTGATGACGGAACACCATATCGGTGTTTTTTGACTTCTAACTCGGATCGTTATCCGGGGAAAGACCGTTCTGGTAAGCTGGCCCCAGTTGAAAAACCGGATTTAGGTTACTTACGAAACAAAATTTTAGAAGGAGGAATTTAACTATGGCTCAAATTTCAGTAGATTTAACGCAGTACGAAGCACAGGATTCCTTAGATCTCCTTCCGCCAGGCTGGTACCCGGCAGAGATCATCAACTCGGAGATCAAGGAAGGCAAGAAAGGTCCTTACATCAACTGGACTTTTCAGGTTATCGGGAAACCGAATCACATCTGGACTATCACCAGCCTCGGAAACGAAGTTTCAATGAAGATACTCAAGACAATGGCCACCTGCTGTGGTCACCGGAACCCAAACTACATTGCCGACACCGAGGAACTGCACGGGAAGAAGTGCCAGATCAGAGTGAAGATCAAAACCGATGAGAACGGTGATTACGAGCCGAAGAACGAAATCAGCGGTTATAAACCACTGGATGGCGCAAAGGTGGCAGCGGCAGTCAACAACATACCACCAGCACACGTCGCGGCTGCGGCGATGGCTGCAATACCGGCAGATACAAAAATGCCGTGGCAAATTTAAGACATTGAACCCCTGGGGGATCCCCAGGGGGATTTGAGCAAAGGTAGAAATGGATTATACATTACGACCATACCAAGAAGAAGTTTTAAAGGTGATTTGGGACGCTATACCAACGGATCAATTTATATTGGTTCAAGCGGCGACCGGAGCCGGGAAAACTTTAATTTTCTCAGAACTCATCAAACGACTTCTTACACAATGGCCTAATTTAAGAATCGGAATATTGGCGCATCGTCGGGAGCTGATTACACAGGCGCAAGACAAACTTCTCAAAACATGGCCGGTGGCTCCTATAGGCATAGCCTGTGCCTCTATATCAAATGATATTGATACGGATAAGTCTATTGTGATTGGTAGCATACAAACGCTATCAAGACGTACAGGAACAACCGTCCCGTTTGATTTGGTAGTAGTTGATGAAGCGCACAAAATACCAGGCATGAATATCAAAAGCCAATATAAGACATGGATTGAAACCATGATCCAATATAATCCTAAAGTTAGAATATTAGGTATGACAGCGACACCATTTAGACTTTCTCAGGGATATATTTATGGGACTGCTTGTAAACCAGGCAATATTAATCTTTTCCCTGATCTACATTATCGAATATCAATCTCTGATCTTCAAAAAGATGGATATCTTTGTGGGTACCGAGCAAAAACAACAACCGATATCTCGTCTGATTTAGCCGGTGTACGGAAAACAGGAGATTATAATGTGGGTGATTTATCGGCAGTAATGAGTAAACAACAGCACGTCGGGTCTGCGGTGGCTGCGCTGGATGAACATGCCTCAGATCGAAAGCATGTTATTGTTTTTGCTGTAACAATTGCTCATGCAGAAAAACTTCGTGAAGCGTTCGGAGAACAGGCAACCATTATTCATTCAGAATTAAATGACGATGCCAGGTATCAAGCTCTTTCTGACTTTGAATCAGGTAAAATCAGGATAATCGTGAATGTGACAATACTTTCAGAGGGCTTCGATTCACCGGCAGTTGACTGTATTATCATGTGCCGTCCAACAATGTCCCCTGGACTTTTCATTCAAATGACAGGCCGTGGCCTCCGTCCGCATCCAGACAAAAAAGACGTGTTGATTCTTGATTTGGCTAATAACTGCCAGACTCATGGAGACCCAGATTCACCGCGTGTGGAGATACCAGGGAGATCGAAAAAGAAGGAGCTTTTGGTTGAGGAAAAGAAAATTAAAACCTGTCCAAACTGTGACGAAGTGGTTGAGCCGAGAGCAACAATTTGCATGGTGTGCGGTTGGGAGTTTGTAACCGAACGTAACGATCCGGTGGCGCTGACCGACTACAAGTTTGAAAAGGTAAAATCAGCTTCGATGGTTGCGGAGATTTCGAACATTGAAATGAGTAAGTACGTCAGTAAAGCAGGAGGGTTGATGGTTAAGGCCGTGATAACCGCTTGGGTGCCAGGTAGTATCAACCCACATTTTATAAATCACTTTATGATCATGGGTGACGGCGGGCATCCTTACGCTATTTCCCGCAGTCGAGCTGCCTGGCGTAAAGTTACTGGAGATGATCCTCCAACCAGCGCTCAGGAGGCTATAGAAAGAAAAGAGGAATTCGAGAGCGCATTGGGAAAGAATGGCTGGGTTTCTATTTGTGAAGAAAATAAATTTATGAAAATAGAAAAATGGTGTGTGCCAGAACCGATGATTATTAGAGTAATAGGTGAAGATAAGGAAGTTAAAGAAACTCTGGTTTTTGATCAAATACCATTTTAAAAAAAAAGGAGTCATAATGAGCGAAGTTATTTCTATCATAGTCAGCGAAGTTGTTTTTAACAAAGATTTTTATACCCGTACTGAGTCACAAAGTCCGGCCAAAGTACAAGAATACGCAATGTCTATTGCAGGTGGAGAATTCCCGCCAATTCTGTTGAATCAAGACAATATTCTTTTAGACGGATGGCATCGTTGGATGGCGCATAAGGAATGCGGTCTTAAAACGATTGATGTGGAATATCTGGATACCAGCGGATTTATATTTGATGGCAAGTTAGATGTTCACGCTATTAAGCGCAAATCGGCACGTTCCAATTTCCGGCATGGTCAACCGCAAACCGAAAAGGAACTCAAGAAGCTGATCCGTGATGAGTACCGAGCAAAAATGGAAAGCCTTGACCAGAAAGACAGAGCCAATCTCAAGAAGGATATGGCAAAAGATTATAGCAGGTCTGAGCGGTATATCAGGGAGACCACCAGCCGCATCGACAAGGATTTGAAAATTGAATTGCGGGAAACGGCGTTTAATATGTGGATGGGGTGTTATTCGCAGGATGAAATATCTATTGAAATAGGATTTTCAAGACAGGCTATCGGTGAGTTCCTTAATTCTCTACAAGACGCCAAAAATGGCACAGATTCCGAAATTGGCGACCCGTCGGAAAATACCGAACTCGCTCAAGACAGTGAAAATAGGCAGTTTGAGGATGATGGACAAGATGACTCCAATAGCTTAGGCGTTTACAAACTCGACAAACGGTTGTTGATTAAGGCAAACCACATGGATGAGTATTTCAAACCGCCGATTTACAATATTTGGAAGCAGCAGAAACGCAGTGATCAAGTGAATCACTTTGGGAATAGTGAAATCAGCTTTGTCGATAACCTGCTGTATCTATATACAAAGCCATTTGATATCGTGATTGACCCGTTTGGTGGTGGAGGTTCTACAATTGATTTATGCAAAACCAGGTTGCGCCGTTATCTGGTTTCTGACCGCAAACCTGTTGATATTCGTTCGGATATTCGTCAACACGATATTAAAGATGGCGTTCTATCTCCGTCAACATGGAAGGATGTTAAGCTGGTTTATCTTGATCCGCCGTATTGGTTGCAGGCGCAAGGCCAATACAGCCAAGACGCTGATGATTTGGCAAATATGGAATTGGATACTTTTAATGAAAAGTTGTCAAGTCTTGTAAAAATGTATGCCGAAAAACTCAAACGTGCAAGAGCAGAAAACGCTTATATCGCACTGATCATCCAGCCTACCCAATGGAAAACCAATGAAACACACGATTACACTGATCATGTTGGTGATATGCTAAAAATGGTAAAATTGCCAGTCGAGATGAGATATTCTGTTCCTTACGAAAGCCAACAGAATAACGCGCAAATGGTTATCTGGGCGAAGGAAAACAAAAAATGCCTTGTCCTCACTCGTGAAATAATCGTTTGGAGGATTTGATGCAAAAGGAAATGTATGGTACGCGCGATTTATCATTTTCTGCTTGGCATAGACGAGATTCTATAAAACGATTTATTGATTACAAAGACGCTGAAAAACTGTCTATGATTGATTTGGATTCAGCATGTTTTATCGAATGGGAAGACAATTTTAAAGAACCTATTGCTATCATAGAGGCAGCGATTGATCATGGACAATACAAACATGCGCGAATCATACAACGCCTCGCAGAGAAAGCAGATATATATGGACTTCTTTTGTTGTACAAATTATCGAACGAACGAAACCCAGTAGATAAAACAGTTTTTGATATTATGCGGTTTAAAGTCAAGGTTTTGTATCCTAAAGAAAGTGATGGGTTTGCTATTTTTACTCCAAAGCAATGGGCTGAATCTTTGGTAGAAATGCGTAAATATGCGTTATCGCAAATTCACAACCAAATAGCCAATCACGAAAAAACAAACTTTTCAGCATCGAAAGAAAAGGATTTAAAGAGTGAAACTACAGCCAATAGACAATATGGCACTGGCCTTGTATGAAGCCGCCGCCAGAGCCAACAGCACTAAGCAGCGCCGAGCGTACCTGGGGATGTCTGCTATTGGAGACCCATGTATCAGGAAGCTATGGTTATCTTTCCGTGGATACACGCCGCTTCCACTTGATGGACGTGTCTTAATGTTGTTCAGATTTGGCGACCGTGTAGAAGAGGAAATCATTTACCATATACGCCTCGCTGGGTATAGTGTGGAAGGCCAACAGGAATCTTTTTCAGATCATGACAACTGGTTCTCCGGACATTGTGACGGTATTATTCACGGAGTTACAAGGCAAAGACATATCCTTGAAATCAAGTCATGCAATGCTAACAAATTCAAGGCATTTCAGCAGTACGGCGTACAGAAAACTTATCAGATATACTATGATCAAGCTATCTGTTACTGCGGTTATGCCGGCCTCGAACGTGCTTTGTTCGTCATTCAGAACAAAAACAATTCTGAAATCTATACTGAGAGGATATATTTTGATGCAGAAGTGTTTGAAGCACTCAAACAAAAAGCATATCAGATTATCACGGCAAACGATCCGGCGCCGCAACCTTTTGCAGAAGACTCTCAGACATGCAGTTGGTGCGACTACCGAATAACGTGCTGGATGCCGTCAGAGGCGATACAATCGTTAAGAGATTGTATGACTTGTGAGTATTTAAAATGGACTGGACTTGTGCGGAGCTGTCTGCATAAAGATCATCCGTATGAAATCAAGCAACGGATAGGAGTCTGCGGTGATTTTATTTTAAAAAACATCGAGGGGGAGCTATGACACGATCAAGAATAACAAGTGCATTAAATGATTTACAGAAACAGGTTAAGACAAAAACAACTATAGGAGAAGCTCTTGAAATTTGCAACCAGTGGACTGCTGATCTAATGGCGGTGTGCAAAAAAGAAGAAATTGACGGTTATCGAAACGGTGTTAAAAATACAAGGAAATGATACTGTGAAGGCAACTATAGAGATTGAACTGAAAATGGACGGCGAATACCGAAAAACGGACGATCAGAATATTGTGGATGCAATACTGTTGTCTTTAGATAATACGTGGTTAATTAAGGATGATAGATTGGTTGTGATTGCAAAGTCGGCAACATGCAGGCTGAAAGGAAAACCATGATTGATAACGACAATGGTACAGTCACCGATGAATCCACCGGTCTAATGTGGCAGCAGGAAACACCTGGTAAACCGATGGACTGGAGACCATCATCAGAACATTGTAAATATTTGAGATTGGCAGGCTATACCGACTGGAGACTGCCTACCATTAAAGAATTGATGAGCCTGGTGGATTACAACAGATATACACCTGCGATAGATATCACATATTTCCCAAATACGGTTCCGTCATTTTACTGGTCTGCGACAGAACTCGCTTATGGGATGGGTACAATATGGGGTGTGAACTTTGGATATGGGGAGTCTTACGGGCATGATAACTATACCAGTTACTATGTTCGGGCAGTTCGGACTTTTTATCGGGTCGTCACACGGGCTAAAATAAGAGCAATTAACACTGTTTTAAAGGAATTTTTTTAATTATGAAGAAATGCCTTTTTTGTGAAGAAGAAATACCAGAAACAAGCGCAAGAACAAAATTCTGTTCGGACGCATGCACATGCAAAGATAGAAAAAATAGGTACAGAAAACCGATTGTAGCTTATGAAGCAATACCATGTAAAAACTGCGGAAAAATGTTTACACCAAAACAATCAAATTCTGTTGCTTGTGGCAGACCAGGATGCAAGGCTGTCCGAATACCGGTGCTGAAATTAAAAAAATGCCTTATTTGTGGGACGGAAATAACAGCTAAACACGGAATGAAATATTGTTCAGATATATGTGTGAGAAAACATAGGAAAAAGAAATATGATGACAGGCAATGTCTCTATTGTGGGAAAATGTTTACTCCAACAAAAAGCATTTCTAAAACCTGTGGCAATGAAGATTGTTTGAAATCTCACTGCATAGCGCTAAATAAGGCCAGAGATTTCGCTGATAGTGGGCAGGAGTATGAAATCTCAAGGGAAAGCGTCTTAACGAAATGCCCAAGGTGTGAAAGGTTGTATCAACGAATATATGAACCAGCATGGATTGGGAGGGGAATGCCACGGGTATTCTGTAACAATTGCAATTTTGGATTTATAGCCAACCAACCATCATATAATGAATATGAGATAAGGATTTAAAAATTGAGGCCATTAATAAAGATTGTATCGAGGTTGGCAATGGCTTCCGCCATTGCCTCCAAAGCTATAGAAGCCTCCACTGATAATAGCGAAGCATTAAAGGCATACCAAAATATGGACAATGCGGCAATGGACGCGCTTAAAGCATTTCCTGGTGCGCTGAGTCAGAAAGAATATGCTTTTGTACAAGATAGATTAGTTAAATTCTGCGATGCAATGGATTGGGAAAACAAATACCATGATGTAAGAAAATTTATGGTTTTTTCTTCAGAACAGCTCTCCGGGATTAGGTATGAACTGAAGGCGCATAATGCAGATGCACGCAAAGTGGCAGCAATTGATAGGCTAATTTCGATTGAGGCTGATATTTATGATAGATATTCAGACGGAGGGGAATGCACGGGATGTGCAAAAGAAGGAATTATAGCTCATGACACCTGGGATCAAATCTTTAGTTCATAAAAAAACATTGCCAGCCATACATTACGACTGGTTCTGTGAAATATACCATTGCAAGATGTTACGTTCTGCCTGCGAACGTCGCCAAGAACTGGCTAAATACACAGGCGTAAACCAATACCGGTCGCAGTATTCTGATACCTGTAGCAATTGCAGTCAAATTAAAAAAGGAGTTAAAATGATAGAAGAAGGAGTTTTCACGATAGGGCCGACAGAAGCCGAAAATCAAGAATCTGAAACGACAAGAGTGTGTCGGAACTGCAAAGAAGTATTACCAATGGAAGATTTTTATAAAAGTATTGATCACATTGGGGGCAGGGAGCGGACGTGTAAAAAATGTCAGGCAGTGAGAAAAAGAATAACAGCAGCAGCGAAGAAATTCACGGTAAAGATTAAAGCTGAACCGCCGAAATTGCCGGTGGGATTACCGCCAGGTGTTTCAATAAATCCAGTTTCTGGGAGTGACGATTTTCCGCTCACAAAAGATTTCATCTGTAATAATGACCATTCGGTAACGTTAGATTTTTCATATCATCCAGACATGTTAAAATCGGTTTTAGACGCCGCAAAAAGGGAGTTCAGGACACCACAAATGCAAATTCTTTATATGCTATCGAAACATGTTGATTAAAAGCGAGGCACCATGGAAATAAATTGTATAGATGCAATGGCGGATAAATGGCCATCAACAATTTGCGCTCGGGGAGCAATCAGTGAGTTTACTGGTGGAGTATATTCTCCGAGATTTCTTGCGAATGAAGATTGTGCTCGGAGAGGGCCTGTTGGGAAAATATTAATCGGTGGGCAAGTCTGTTATCCAGTGACAGAATTGATCGAATGGTTGAAGTCAAGATCGTCAAGTTCATGGTCAACGCGTAAAAAAACCAAATAACGATATCATGGATATTTTTTACCCATTGGATGATAAATGGGGACAGAGTGGGGACAAAAAAAATAACCAAAGAAAAAGGGTTACAGTTATTCGCTGTAACCCTTTTATTTTATTGGTGCCCCCGAGGTGAATCGAACACCTGGCCAATGGATTAGGAATCTAATTCGGAGCATTTCACAATGTTTCACAACTCTTCACAAACTGAAAATAACCACTTGACTTTCCAAACGATTTGGCATTATATCCCATCCTAAACTTTACTTATATTTACCCCTGCGTAGGACAAAAAATGGGGACAGAGTGGGGACTGGAAAATGGGGGTTTGGGATGGTTGGTTGGCAAAGATCAGATTATAGAGGTGTCCGTTTTCGTGAACATAACACCAGAACGCATGGTATTACGAAGGATAGATATTTTGTAATACGATACCAATTTAATGGAAAACGATATGGGGAATCGTTAGGTTGGGCATCGGAGGGCATGAGCGCAAAAAAAGCGTTTCTGATACTGGCTGAGCTGAAACAAAATCAGGCCACAAGTACACCACCATTTACACTAAGAGAAAAACTGTCTATCGAACATGCGCGACGTGATTATGAAGAACGAGAAAAGATTCAGACAGAAACCATAAATATTACATTCAAAACATTTTTTGAAAATTCTTATTTGCCTATCCAGAGAACCCATAAGCGCAACAGATCCTTAGTACCTGAAACGGGACAAGCCGAGAACTGGATTTTTCCGGTTGTTGGGTATATTCCGATGAAAGATATATCCAGTTTCCATATCGAACGAATAAAAAAGAACTTGCTTGACGCTGGCAGGTCACCACGAACAATACAGTATTGCCTAGCCACAATCCGGCAGGTTTGGAACCATGCACGGCGAGCCGGGGTTGTTTCAGGAGATTCACCAACACTGAATGTTAAAATCCCGAAATTTGATAACAAGAGGGAGAGATATCTTAATCCGGCTGAATGTGACAGCCTGCTTGAAGAATTGAAAAAACATTCTGTAACTACATACCATTTAGCGACTGTATCCCTGGATACTGGGATGAGGTTCTCGGAAATTGCAGGGCTTCAATGGCAGAATATTGATCTCGTCCGGGAGTCGATATCTATCATGGATACTAAATCCGGTAGAAACCGCACTGTTTATATGACTGAACGAGTTAAGTCTTTGTTCTATGATATACCAAAATCCGAATCTGATATGCTGGTATTTCCTGATCAAAATGGAGGAATGATCAAACAGGTCAGTAATATTTTTGATAGAGTAGTGCTTACTCTGGGACTGAATACCGGCATTGATGATGACAGGCTGAAATGTGTCTTTCATTCTCTGCGGCATACGCATGCCAGCCGATTACTCGAATCTGGAGCTGATATCTACCGAGTAAAGGAGTTATTGGGACATGCAAGCGTTACCACCACTGAACGCTACAGCCATATCACTGCGGATAGGCTGCGGAGCGCGATTAAAGATATGGAAAAAATGAATCTTTCTAATGTCATACAAATAAAAAAAATTGTGTGACTGTTTCAATAATTTATGGTATTTACAGAATATACCCCCTGTGGTTTCGACCCAGGGCTGCGGGGCTACTTCGGTGGCCCCTGCTTAAAAAAAAGCAGGACGAACGGTCCACCATGAATAATGATCAACAGGCTCAGTTTTTAGATGCAAACAACCTTCAAACCTTTGTCAGTAATGAATTGATGGGGATGATCAACTTTTGATTTTCCATTGACTATTTACTGAGTTGTCATCCGTTATTTTTTTTGGCCATTTTTTCTTTTCTCAACCAAAGCACAATGCGGATTCACAGGCGCAACCGCCTGTAATGCTCGCCACGGCGTTTAAAATGGAAACGAATGGTATAGGTTGGGTGAATTATTTACTTCACTTTGAAAATCGCCAGGCAATCAACGATAATCCCGAATAATCCCCTGACTTTCTCCCAGACGGCATCATCCCCCACGATAGTCGCAAGGCTCTCCAGTACTGTCGCCTTTTTTGCTTCGCCAGAATTTGCAGGGAATTCCTGCTGGCAGATAATCATTATTTCTCTGACTAACCTCACAAAACTTACAATCCCAGTCAGAACCATTAGCACATTCGTTGCAATTAACGGCATTGAGTTTATCCTCGTACTTCTTAATTTTTTCAAGACTGCGTTTCAACCGCCAGTCTTTTTAAAAATTGATAAGCGGCTGTGATATTTACAAAGAAAGCTTTTTCATTCTCAGGCGGTTCGTTTCGGTTTATCGGCATCGTTTTGCCCATTTGGCTTCCTGATCTTCGCAATATCCCGAGCTATATCAACATCCCGATATATCCGATATGCTCTTGCAAAGTCTAAGAGATATTCTGGTGGAGGCTCATCTTTCTTCATAATTTATGCCTGAAACAACCGCCAATCACAATACCGTTGATGACACCCAGCAGGAAATAAGCGATAATCAATATGTCTTTGTCTGTCATTTGTCTTCCAGTGATTCTGGTACTTTGCCTGTTCGGAGCGAGTTATAAACATTTGAGAACATTGTCATTATTTTATCATCAACCGTAGATTTCGATAGCAATGCCAGTCCTTTAAGCAAAGTTAAGATCAAATATAAAGACATCCAATTTTCACCGACGATTTTTAAAAGCCATGCGTCCATAATGCCTCAATGAACCAGATAGGTAATTGGTTTAAAAACGAGATAAGTCGGCGGAATGAAAGTCAGAACGTCGGTAGGACTTTGATAAAATACCCCTATCTCCCCCAGATTAACAATCGAATCACCTGAATTTTGGTGATAACCGTAGATATAATGTACAACATTATCAACCGATATGTACATAAAGCCGTTGCTTCCTGGTTCTAAAATAGACTGCTGAAATGTTATGACAGTACTATCGTTATCTCTCAGATAGTACGATTTGTTATTTACATCAAGTGCATAAGCATTTGATGTTAACATAAGCAATATTGTAAATAGTATTCTTTTCATGTTATTAATCCTTCATTTCCCTTGGAGATAGTCGCAATTTAGCGAACCCATCCGTGTAGCTTGTATTAACATATCTATGTCTGGCGGGTTGCTCGCATGTTTCAACCGAAGGGTAACTTGTCGTATAGTATCCTATGGGATAAGACAATTCGACAGGAGCCGTAGAGTTATCCTCGTAAATTTCAATACACGTTTCGTGCTTTTTGATTGTTTGTAAAATCATATCACCAATCCAGTATCATTTGGTAGAGACGCAACACCCTGAATAAATGCCCCTTAACGTAAATATCCTTGGAGTGTTTTTTATAATGCAACATTCTCATCAAAAGAAGATCATGAAAAGAATATTGATTCATAAATTCTCTAAGATCGCCATTTATGAGAGTTTTTAACGTTCCTGGCCCTTGATTGACGCAAGTGTCGAAGCATACCAGATCAAATGGAAAAGGTAGGTCGTCACATCCTGCTTTATCCCAATACTTTGTCTTGTAGATAATCGCAGCCTTTTCGATTGACATATCTCGTGTTACCTCAGGATTATACCTTGACGATAACCCCCACACAGTAAATCCACCACCTGCATTCCCAGGATCGTGTTGATCGGTAGAAAGTTTCCCCTCCAGTTCCAGTACTGCTCTCAGCGAGCGGTCGAAATTACGCTTCATCACATTCTCCTTTTTTATCAGTAGCTCTACGGCCAAATGGCGCTGAAATTATTGCACTGTTTGCTCGTAATTTCAATGCTTTTTCCAACTCATTAATCCTATCTGTATGATCAGATCGTTCTCTCAAAACCAAATCGTGGATGCTGAACATGGCTTTATTTGATTCCTGATTAGCCATAATTGTAGCAAGTTTCTCATGGATTTCAAGCCAGCAAGCATGCGTTTTGTTGTTAGCTTCATGCCGTTTTAAATCCTGCAAATTTATGCACGCTTGTATTTCATCAATTTTTTTTTCTAAAGAATCCCTTACTTTATCTCTGCTTTTAATACAGTGCGCTGTTTCTTCTTCACACATTGTCTTTGTCATAACATGCTTCATGTCCTTGATATAATAATCCTCCATGCTTTCGACTTTAGTTTCAAGTTTTTCAATTACTTTCCTAAGTTCGTCGAGAACTCTGATGTTATTTTTGAATACGAATGCTGCACCACCAAAAGCAAATGAGAACGTAATAAGCGGTATCAGAATGTCAATGTGGTCGAAGATGTTCATGAGTTTTTTCCTTAAGGATGGACGGTCATTGATTCGACTGCAAATGTCTTTCGAGATTTCCACTCAGCTTTTTTGCCTGGATTGAAATTATTCACAGGTCTGTAATAGCCAACTGAACGCGAATACACCTCCGTTCGAGGATTAAACACCGGAGACTTTGCGTAGCAGCCATCGCATTTCATCAGATACTCAGTCGGTGAGTGCCAGTCTGCCGGTGGCTGGAATACTGCGCCGCCAATGATAGTTGTTTCATTGCTGTCCTGAGCTGCCGTGACAATGACAGATGAATGACAGTCCATACATTCACCCTCGAAAATGAAAGGATTCTGTATTCTAAGCAATTCTTTTAGTCTTTCAAGTTTCAAATTTAAAAGCCTCCCTTGATGTTCGCCCACATTCTCACCCCAATCCATGCCAGCATTGCCATTGCAGGATGCCCTTTACTCGCTATACAGCGTCTTAACTCACGATCCGCTGCAAGACGTATAGCTGCTGATTTACTTTCCAAAGCAAGCACACAGCCCGCATCATGCGCCTGTCAGCACTCTATCCAGTTTCCGTTTGGGAATCCTGTACAGCGGTTATCCTGCATTGATAATATCTTTCTTCGCCCAGGTATCCGCAAGGAACATCTGTCCCCACACAAAAACCTCGGCAATCATCTGACTTGCGGCTGCAAGTGAAACATCATGGACTGCATTATCATAATCCCTGATTGATACAGTCGAAGGTTGAAACGCTGATAACCCTACCATTAATTGAGTCCATCGAACTAACGATGTCTCGTCAACTTGCAACTTGATCCCATTCGAGCAAGTCATTCCTGCGTCCTGAATTGCTTTTTGGGATATTGCAAGATTCGCAAGAGCCTTTTGCTTGTTGATCTCAATTATCTCTTCTGGAGTTTTTCCATAAAGTGGATCACGTTTTAACTCTTCCAAAGCATCTCGCTCAGCACGATTAAGATACTCAGGATTCTCTATGTATTCTTCATCTCCAGTATCATCGCTTCTCCCAATAGAGATATATTTTGCATCAAAATACTCTTGACGGTATTTATTGATTTTCTCTTGAATAGCAAATTCAAGATTATTGGCTATAGCATTGTCAATCCAGGCTTGTGGGTCAACTATGCAGTGAGCGAGGATCGCGTTGTCTTCTGCAATCTGCTCAGGTGTTTTTGTGACTATGATCGGTTCTTCTATTGGCATTTATTTTGCTCCTTTTTAGCAGACGAGATGGCCGGAAAAATAAGACTCGTCACCTATGTCAACTTGTTGAGTTCCAGAACCTTGATAAACTTCTATCTGTGCGGTATCTCCAATATCCATATCAGCTAAAATCAAAAATGGAATATTCCATCGAACCAAAGCTCCCAAATCTACTGCAAATGAATGTCTGCGATTCGATGTTACCAACTCAATAAGATAATACGTACTGACAGTATTGTTTAAATAAATAGCACCAAAAAGTGCATATTTACCAGTCATTGGTGCAGTAAGAGCATTTGAGGCAAAATTATTAGATTGATCAAAAATTTCTGTCCCCCACACCACAACTACGCGTGATCCAACTGCGATATTTTCCTGGACCGACGCTGGTTTCACCAAAAACGCCGGTTGAGCAGTATTCACCCTCGGCACATTCAACTTCCTCGTCAAACTCCAACCAGTAGCAGGGTAACTCGCATTTAAAGCATTGGAGGATGAGTCATACCAAAGATTATTTTGAATTCCCTCTGGCTCCAGTGCGAGAGTTGCTCCTATTTTCACCAAAGAACTTGAATGCGCCCAATGAGTAGGAGTTGTTCCAGTCGCAATGAATTCATTTCCTGTAACATTTGTACCACCAATATTAGTAAAATCGTCATCAGACACATAAGTATTGATTCTGTATTTGTAACCAACTACCAGTGTCCCACTTGTGATAGCTGTTTGTGATCCCCATTTGTCAGAATAACTAATCCCATTCCTGTACAAAGCAAGCACTTCCGCTGCTGTTAATGCTCGGTTGTAAGTGGCGGCGAAGGAGCAGGTTCCGGCATTCCTGGCATCGGAGTCTCCCATAACATATAAAGGATTTGTACTACTTAAACTTCCATGAGTATTTGCTTGAATAGTCAATGAAGTATCTAATACTCCATTAATATATAAAGAAGCATTTCCAGCGTTACTAACAGTCTCGCGCGTTATAGACCAAACAATTTCTGCAATAGTGGCATCTGGAATAGTATTAGCATTAGATTGTTGATAATAAAATGCACTTCCCACACCAGCAGGAAGAAACGTTGCCATTTTATTTGTGGTCAACACATATAAAACAAAATTGCCCTTTCCCAATAGTAATATTGATATTCCAGGTGTCCAATCCGGCAAGCTTCCTCTCCACACCAGAGTAAAGTTACCAGTCCCAAAATCAATATTATCATTATCAGCAACCGTAATCCCACTACTCCCACTCGCAGCATAAGTCATATTCACCGCTTGATCTGGAAGTCTCGCAAGTACTGCATCCTGTGACTTTGCATATGCTGTGGTTGCAAGTGCTGTTGTAGCAGTGTTATCTGCTGCTGTTGCTGTTGTGCAAGCTGTGAGGACACCAGCACTTGGTGTACCTAAGTTCGGTGTAATCAGCGCAGGAGACGTTAAAGGAGCCTTTGCGCTCAAAGCCACTGTTTCATCAACAGTCAGCGTTTTTGAAGTTGTTCCTCCAGCGAGGGTAAAGCCTATACTCAAAGCAGTTGGTGTTAAAGCATTCACTGTAGCTCCTGTAAGAGTTGCCCCTGATAACGATGCTTTAAGAGCCAGTGCGTCAAACACACTATTCCCATTTGGAGCATGAGTAGTATCACCATCTGAAATACTCGAAGCAATTGAAATAGTCGAAGAGCCATATATACTGGATAGTATTGTCATCTTATTTCCTTTTAAAATGTAGAAGAACTCTGGACTGTACACGGATCAAATAAAGCATAAGAACTCCCACTTGCTCGCTTTGCGCAAATCCTGAAAACCAATAACATATCGTCTGCTTTGGTATAGGATAAAGCTGATGATTGCCAGTCAGAACTATCAACCGCAATCCACTCTGCAAGTGGTGTATTCGACACAGAAACAAGCGGATCAGCAGCCAAACTAATAATCTGGAAATGTAGTCTTTGATCCGCTGTCAAGCCTGTCGCATCATGCTTTGCAAACACAGGAAACTGTAAATAATTACTTCCTGTCCTGGATATTTCCCAGTCAAAGACATTCCAAAACCCGCCATCAACGTAATTGAATTTATGACTATACGCATGATTAGCAGGGACTACAGTTGTTTCATGGGTTAGTGTGCCACCAGCAGACCAGCCACGGGTATCGTTTGCAATCCCACCGTACTTGAATGCTCTTCCTCTGATCAGCGGCCCTGCGGTTATGCCAGAGTATGTCACATCAGTTGTGTTGCCTGAAAATGAACCAAGAAATAAAAATCCTGCGTAGTTAACGCCGGAGGAACATCCAGAAATAACACCTGATACAGTATGGCCAGAGCCAGAGTTAACGCCGGAGGAACATCCAGAAATAACACCTGATACAGTATGGCCAGAGCCAAAGTTAACGCCGTAGGAACATCCAGAAATAACACCTGATACAGTATGGCCAGAACCATAGTTAACGCCGTTGAAACATCCAGAAATAACACCTGATACAGTATGGGCAGAGCCAGAGCTAACGCCGTAGGAACATCCAGAAATAACACCTGAGATAGTGTGACCAGAGCCAGAATTAACGCCGATGGTACAGCCAGAAACAACACCTGAGACGGTGTGACCAGAGCCAGTGTTAACGCCGGAGGAACATCCAGAAATAACACCTGATACAGTATGGCCAGAACCATAGTTAACGCCGGAGAAACATCCAGAAATAACACCTGATACAGTATGGCCAGAACCACTATAAATAGCACTGTCTGCTCCAGAAATAGTCCCTGAAAAAGTATGGCCATAACCTTGGTTAACACAACGGGAATAAAAAGTTACACCAGTTCCACTACTATTTCTTAGCTCACAACCTATTTTATTCCCCGTGAACGTGCTTACCCCATAATCTATTATTGCCTGAGATGCGGAAGTGCCAGCAGATCGTACAGATACATTCCGGCTGATTAAGTGTATCTTTGCACCAGGATATTGAACAGAGTCCACATTCGCTGATAAAACAATTGTTCCAGCATTAATTGTGGTTAGCTGTAATCTTTGCTGGTCATAATTTTGCGGCCCAGCGTTAGCCAGAACGACGTGATCGTGACCATCAGTTGTTACCCATCCTGTGACAGCCGTAACGTCATCCAGAACATTTATAGTGGCTGTACTGGTGCTGGTATGGCCGGTATAAACATCTATATCACCAGTGCCATCAGTGGTTAAATCAATTACCAGTCCCGCTGAATATGCAGCCAGCTTAAACGTATCAGTTGCGGTACTCACTACAAAGTATATCGTATCTGGTTGCAGCGGCGCAGGAAGTGTCCCAGATGACATAATCATTACAGCCGTTGCATTCGCTAAGCCGTGACTGGTTTTGGTTAGGGTGTCAGCAGAAGCCGATCCCGTGACTCTGTGCTTAACGCCATAAGTTCTTACAGACTTGACCGACGGTTCATAATCATAGAGCATCAAGTCAAGATACAGAGCATCAATCTTGGATGTCCCCTGTAAATCAATTATTGCTTTATCTGCATACGGAAGTGCTGTTGTTCCTGCAAAGGTTCCTTCCGCATTAGCAACTAATTGTCCTCGATTCGCAAAGTTTGTTCCGACTAAATTATAACCAGTCCTGATTTTAAGATGTCCTGATGTTCCTGCCTTAAAATACAGCATTCCCGGAGTTGTGGCATGTCCTGATATTGTAACTGTTTGTAGTCCCGTGTATGCACTTAAGTCGTCATTCATCAGGACTTCATGACCTGCTGCAATCACAACAGCATCATTATCAGCAGGCTTAACCCCTCCTACCCAAGTTGCTCCTGTTGCCCACGCTCCAGAGGCATTTGAAGTTATAGTCGCCATTTCAGCCTCCTTATTGAATGATTAACCCAGCAGAAACCCAGGTGATTGATGTTGCAAGAGCATTGACATTAAGGCAAATAACATCCCCTGCTGTTACTGTTTTTGTCCACCCTGTCAAAGTCAAATCCTCAACCGTTTGAGCAGAGGAAAGAGTGATGGGCGCCGAAGCAGATATAATATCCGCAATAGTCGGGGGAAAGTTTGCAAAAGTATCTTTCCAAACTGCTATTTCTATGCTGCCTGAAACATCCGCCATTGCGTAAGCACCAATAATAGTTCCTGAATTTGCCACTCTGAAAAATGCTTTCTTCCCAGCGACTATTGGAAGTCCTCCACCATCAAAGACAACCCCTCTATATTTATTTTCTACTGTAGTTACAGGCAAACCAATTTCTGAAACTATATCCCATCCGCGAGTACTGTCAACATACACAAGCTCAAATCCTGCGCCATTTAAATCAATCACAAGGTCTTCAGCAGCTCCCTCAATCTTATTCCCGTTCCTTGCAATAGTAATAACATTGGTTGTTGCTTTATTGTAAACATCACAAGCACTTACAGTGTCACCAGCACTGGGAGTCGCGGGCAAAGTTAACGTAACATTCCCTGCACTTGCATTTATTAAGTACCCATTTCCCGTGACAGCGTCCGTGTTACCTGTGATTATACTCCATGTAATCCCGCCACCAGCATGAGTATGATCTGAATATGCCAGTTTCTTCCATGTAACAGCCATCAGTCACCTCCAATAAACTTCTGATTAGCCATTTCCACAGCCTCAGTTAAAAGCAATTGGAGAACAGTAATGACATGAGTGATAGGAAGTTTTGCCTCAGAAATAAATCCCACGAATCTATTATGAAGATTTCCCATTGTCTCAGAATTCTTATCCTCATAATTTTTAAGGATCATCTCCACAATTTCATTTGGTATTTGTCTTTCTTGCATTCTCTTCCTCCTGCAATCTTCTCTGTTCTCGCAATTCTTTTAAGGACATTGGGGGTTTCACATCTTCTTTCTTCTTTTGTTCTTCCTCAAGAAGCTTTCCCCTCAACATAAATCCTCCTTAAACAGCCACAGTGCAAATATGAAAAGTCAGTTCTGATGTTGCAAAGAGAATCTTCCCCACTACAGGAGTTGCATAAGCAGATACAGCCGCTTCGTTTGCCACAGCTTGAACAACGAAGTCTGTTCCTGAAGCTGCTTGTGTAGCCCACTCAAGCGCAGTTGCTCCTGTGTTTACTCTCAAAATCTGAAGTCCGGTTCCTTTGGCGAGTGTAGTCGCTGTCCCACTACCTGAACCAACAACCAGCATTCCAGCCGCAGTAAAATCACTCTCCATAACAGCGCCAGCAGCCGCTACATTGGTTGCATCAGTGACATCCGCTCCAGCCTCCACGTTAAGAATTGTAAGCGCCTCAGCAGCCGATAAAGCCACAATACCATCAGTTGATTTTCTACCCACTATCGTTGATGCTGCCACAGTCAGAACTGTAGGAGTATTATCTGAATCTGCTCTCAAAATCGAATAAGCATCATAATCTGCTTTTGCTACCACATCCCCAGCATACGCTAATTTTTTCCAAGTAACGGCCATTTTCTTTAATTCCTTTTATTTAAACACCAGTACAAACCATCACGCTTTTATCAACTGAATCATACCAAAGTCCGCCTTCTATATCCAAAATTGCAGCAATCGCTGGTGTCAACACAATCTGATTAAATTGAATCGGTTCGCTTTTGACTTCCCAAGCATTTTCAGTTTCATTCCATCTAAGAAAATCTCCGGTTAGGTCTCCAGGGATAGCCCCAACTGCATCAACACCAGGAAGGCCGTCAATGCCTATGACTCCATTTATACCTGGGATTCCTTGAGGCCCCCTTTCAATCACGCTTAAAACTGTAACGTCCCCTACAGTTGTAATGATCACATCGGGATTTGTTGTTGTACTTGTAATGAGTATATCACTCATAAATCACCTCATCTAACGTTCGCCGCAACCAGGTTTGCGACTCCATATTGTTTAAAAACCGATTCCCCTGCGGGCGAAGTCAAAAACAAATCATAAGACGATATTAAATTTTTGTGCAGTGCGCATATCCCTGTTGTGTCTGTGTCGTTGACGTAAACCCTGTATTTTCCCTCGTCCGCCTCGTCAAGGTAAACCGCAGAATCACCGTCCGCCACCCAGGGACCCAGAGATTCCTCAATGGTAATCAACGCGGCTGTGTCTGTTATTTTCGCTCGGACGATCATTTTGGCGGAAAAACCTGTTAGGTCCACTTCAACGGCGGGATCACCGGTTTTCCACTGGAATGTCTGATCAAACGTGCCTGACTCGTAGATTGTAATCGGTACGTCAACGGCTATGCAGGTCATCTAACTCTCCTTTTAACAATGAAAATAATCACAGACATAAACTTTAATCAAACCACGCTGATCAGCTGGTATGGTAACCTGTGACCCCAGGTATGTGAACGATTCACAGGTATATGGAAACGTCGCCACGCCGAGTCCCACACCTTCAATATCCTTAAATTCAGACCAGGGGACGAACAGCTTCACAAATTTAGCATATTCTTCGGTTGGAGTTTCTGAGACAACATACGCGAGAAGCTCTCCACCCCAAAATATCCCAAATTCTCTCAGACGTTCATTAACATCAATAGAATTCTCATTAAATTCTATTTTAGAATTGGCGACACACCAGTCTGCATGTTCTTGTGCTGCTCTCGCGGCTGCGAGGCTGTAAGATACCGGTTTCGGTGTAGAAGACTGTGTGCGTCTGAAAACATTTAACGCCCAGATAAAAGCATTGAATGTCGGCCTGTTTGTGGCCGCAAGTGTCGTGCGAGCAATGCTGTTAGATGTTTCAGTTGAACCAGGTATAACGACAGAATAGACTTCATCAAGTGTGTCTATATCGTAAAAACGAACCGGTGATTTATAACTACGCCCAGAATACCATTGCGCACAAAGCACCATTTTCTCGTTATAATTCAAAATATACGGCTTTGTACATCCCACTGGTTCATCTGGTAATGAGATCATCGCTAACAGCTCACCGTACATGTCATAGAGTTCTAACGTAGTTGGAAAACCTTTAAAGATAAACATCCTGCCGTCATAACAGATAATCCGAACTATCCTTTCAAAATCTGCAATGGTGGCAATATCGAAAACGACACGCTCCAGATATTTGTCAATCCAACTTTCGCCAACCACACCAGTATCTAAATACCATGTTTGGTCTGGATAACCACCGTTATAGATTGGTCCAGTGAACACGCCAACATAACAGTCAACCATCGCGGCATCAGAATAGGGAGCAGTGTGGTTAATATCAGAAACAGCATCATACCCACGAAAAACCGCCATTATCAATTCGCCATTATGCCATGCTACGGCTCTGATTCTTGTCTCTCGACGTTTATAATCCGATGGATAGGCTTCACCAGGGTCTATATTTAAATCATTGTCTGTATCAACCCAAGTATATGGAGTCACCTCAAAATTAACAGTTCCGGCAGGCTGCTCAATTCTCCATCCGATCAACGTCCCAAGAGACGACGGACTGACGGAATAACCTCCAGCTGCCATCATCGAACCAGATGATATACCATACGGACTATCATCAGAACGAAAACCGGGTATCTCATGGATGTTATCTTCAATCCACGTCCAAATAATAGGATAGCGATAGCAACATTGTAGCCACATAGGAACAGACGGCGCTGGGAAATTATAGTATTTCGAACCAGTAACTATAAGTGTGTTGAGATCAGCATTAACACTATCTGCATAAACAGGATTGTCAAAGGGAGCACCAAACAATGCATTAATATCGTAAGCTAAAACGCATACCCCATTTATGTTATAAACACCTAAAAAATTGCTTGTTCCGATTGAATATGGCTGGAAGAAAAAGATACTACTCTCGCACGGCTTCGGGAACTCTTCAAAACCGATAACTTTTGGCTTTTCAAAATCCTGCTCGACGAACTGCACAATCACCCTATCGCCAGTCTCGAACGCTGATCCGTTGCAGTCCATGTATTCGATGTCAACGTCTGTCAAATCCCATGCCTGGTTGATGTTATACTCGGCGCCTTTGAGTGAACTGGTTGCGTCGTTAAGCGTAATACTACATGTATCACCGCTGATACTGGTTATTTCACCAATGCGGTATGTTGGCTTCCATTTCTGCCAGCCAGGAGTCATCGCCAGAAAATAAAAAGCCTGTGCCGGAGTCAGCGCTCTAATGTTTATAACCTGCCCGTCGCGCGCTGGTATATACTCTGCATTGTCGGTATATCCTGGACGAATGTTTACAGCAGGGTATTGAGGATCCCCGTTGATCTCAATCGTGGCAACCACGCCAGACAGTTCATCGGATAAATCTGCACACCAGGCGTCTGCAATTGCGTCCTGTGGTATCAGCAAAAGGTATTCCTTTTGTTTCGAAAGCGAGGCCATGGATAATTTAAGCATCGGCAATTTGTGTTCTGGATCACCTGGTGGTAGCGCATCCTGCAAGGCTTGATTCGAGTCAATCCAAGTATCAATCAGAGCAAGCGTCTGATCCGAATTCTCTCGGTTTTGCAGTAATTTGACAGCATATCTGCCATTGCCGAAATTGTTAATTATTTGCCCCTTGCCCATATTATAACGCCTGCACATCCATTTGATGATTACTCGTTGAAACAGAATATGACACAGTATCTACAGTAAAAATGTCCTCACCATCAATGGCAGTATCCCCAGGTTTCAGGTATGTGTCCGGAATAGACGTCCTAATTGATTTTGGATCGCTATTCCGATATACCACTCCATCGAGCAAAACCTCCTGACTCGCTGAAACATTAGTGCCATAACCGCTTAATACAACAGATTGATTTCGAGAACCCTCGTAAATACTGATATTATCTATGTCCGCCATTGCAATTATTTCTGCTTGTAGTTCAACACTGTTTTCTGACATTATCTTGGATACCACAAGGTCGCCATTTGTTCGTGTGGATATATCCAATGCTTGATTGATAGATGGAATTGATACGCTTAGATAACTTCGTACGGTGTTGTTTACAATCGGCTCGCAAACACCGACTGACAGTTCCTTCCACACACCAGGTTCACTCATTTTCATTGACATATACCATGTATAAGGCGCTTCTTCCCATGGACTGAGCAATGGACGTCTGTAGTCAAGCATATACCCATCTACCATGCACACCAAGTGTCCTTCACCAGTTTCTACATCGCAGACAACGAGACGTATCGTTTCTGCTGGGATCGCTCTCCGAACAAGCAGCTCGGCAATCGTCATTGCGAACCCGTCGCAGTCATCCTGGAAAGCGATGCCTTGCTCTACTTGGTCCGCATAGCTTCGCCAGTCATCCAGTATCTCGGGGAACTGTGTTGTATCGAGAAGATATGTGAATAGCTCGAATACCTGATTATATGTTGTTTCGAGGATCGGGTTCATGTTAGATAACCTTGCAAAAAATAGACTCTGGATTCAATTCACAAAATCTTGCGTATCCATAAGGTATCGGTGTGATCTCGCCATCGACAACAGGTTTAGGAGAACGTGGTATCGAACTGGATGATACCAATGTTTTTCGTACCTGAAAGCTGGATATTGGGATCGTGATATCTGGTAGTTCATCGGCGGTACCTGTTAAAACGCATCTGTAAGTAGTGACAGGGTACGATGTCTTACATGTTCCGATTGTCGGGATCAGTGGTTGTGTGGTTATTTCGGCCAACACAGATTGGATTGTAGTCCTGCCAAAATCAAGCGCATTAAATTCGAATGACACCGCAATACCAATATTTGGGATACTGACATCCATAACAATCGGTTCATTATTAATGATTCTGTTTGTCCACAGGCCGACTCCACCGGCAAACATAACTAATCCATCTGCACTGACTGCACATACTTCCCAATCCGCAGGAATTGGCATTGTCGCCGAGAATGCTTGTTCTATCCAGGTTGTGCCAGAATCTTCGCTTAAAAACACCTTGCCAGACAGTCCACCGGTTACCGCACGAGTACAAGCCAGAATGACTGCGCCATCATCGCTTACAGCGCAGGCATTCCACGCCATATCAACATCGCCATTGGGCAGTAGCTCTACCCAATCAACTCCATAATTTATGGATTTATAAAGTCTGCCGAGAACTCCGCCACCCTGATATGCTCCTTTACCAGCAATCATTATATCGCCGATGCGGTTAATGGCGACTGCGTAAGAACCTGATGAAAGACAAGGAGTCCAGGTACCACCAACCTTTCTGAGCAAAGAATATGTGTCACACGCAAGCATAACAGAACCGGTGTAATTAATTTTTATCGTGTTGATGCCGGTGACTGTCACTAATCCATCTCCACTAATCCCACACCCGCAGAGAAGCAAATTTGAACAATTGGTATATCCGTCAATTCCCAAGTCCAGGAGGCTATCAAGAAATGCGTGACTGACATCTTCCCCGTTGTTATCCGACCTGAAAACGACTTCCTGTGTCGTTGACTGTGGCGCGGTGGCGACGGATACGAAAGAAGACCCGTCATCACTTATTGCACAAGCACGGAAAGCTAATTCTATAAAATCGTCAGATCGTGATTGCCAGGTGAATCCTTTATTCAGCGAATGATAAAGATAACCAGTTCCGGCAATCATTGTTTGTCCAGAACTATCCATGGCGAACCGGCCCCATCTACCATCGCCGATGGTGTCATAAGTTCTGACCGGATTAATGATATTCCAGGTAGCGTGATCATTCGATTCGTAATAGACGCCATTCAATACCACAATCAATGTGCAGCCATCACTTGATATCCTACATTCATTTATTCCCCACTGTTGATCGGTATTGCCAAGAACATATAATTCTGTCCAGGTAGCCAACGAATCAATGGATAAATAACAGCGGCCACCGGTGATCGTTACTAATCCGATTGCGCCGTTATCTGAAATTTTTAACGTCCAGTACAGATAGGTACTGCTGCCATACTGGGTATCGGTGATAAGCGTTTCAATCGGAGGAAGCACTTCACTCCATGCGCCACCTGAATTTATGGTGATGTAGTACCGGGTTTTATTTCCGTGACTAACCCCGTCAGGTAACAATTCGCTGGTTGTGCCGCTAACCAACATAATCGAACCATCCAAACTCACGAAACCGCTGCTATACAATACGTCATCAAAATTAATATCAACAACTGTATGCGAAACGCCGTAATCAGAGGATATGTAAACCTTCGGTCCTGTGTTTTGCCATCCAGCCACAGGATCATTGAACCAACTATCACGAGACGCAGCAATGATACTACCTGATCCGTTACCGACAAGCATTTCCCATTGTAATCCGTAACCAATACCTGCTCCGGTAGGATATATGACATCTGTAAATATTTGTATTTTTGTTATACCGCCATCCATGGATACATAGAGAAATTCACCTTCACCCATTTGATGGACCATGTAATATATCACAGACTCGTTGAGTGTATTGATTTGCTCCCATATATCAAATAGATAAGAGTGATAATCCTCCCATGTACCACCCGCATTATATGAAATCTGTATCTGGTTAGCTTCTGGAAGATAGATTTTATATCCTGCTATAAATGTCTGGCCGTCTTCACTAATGTAAAGCGCCTGCACTGGATAAAACGTATCAATCGGAACCCCAATAAAAACCTCTACCCATGAACTCCCAGAGTCAATTGACTTAAATAAGCGGTTTTCCGAACTGCATAACTGGTTTACCATGTTTGCAGATGAAACCATTGTCATGAAAGATACTATCGGCTGATCTGGATGAACCAGGTACAACGGGGGTTTATACTCAACAAACACAGTATTGTTTATTACTATTTCTGGAGTCTGTATCTTCGATCCAAGAAACACATCGGCAACCAACAACGCTTCACAGATAAGAATTTCAGGAATTACCAGCCTGTCAATTACCTCAATTATCCTGAGATTCAATGAATTTGAGGTCAGAATATTGCTATGCAAAATGATATTCTGGACAAAAATCAGCTCGGGAATGATTGAAATGTCCGGAACAAGTAACGTCCACCCAGGGGGACTTATTTCTTTGGTTGAAAATGATGAAACAGTTTCAATCTCTGGTATCGTGAGTGGTGGTGGCAGTATCGCAACTCTTACCGCCGGAACAATATTTACTGTAACGACAGGAACAATTACAGTCCTGTCAGTAAACGCTGCGATATACGGCACGTCTGGAACTATGAAGTCCGTAACCCACCTTGAGACTCCACTCGATACTCGAAATTCATTCAGCATCATGCCGTTTCCGCTTGCATACTCGGGAATATTCGGCATTCCAATTACTGTGTTTAGGCAGGTAGTCGGCTTGTAATAAGCACCGGTGGCGCTGTCTTTTAAAACACCATTTATAAAAAGTCTCGTCGTGGTACCATCAAATGTTACTGCAATGTGATACCAGTATGGAGCAATATAGGGGATATAGTTGTTTAACCATTGCAGCGACGTAAACGCTCCGCCGCCGTTGTTGAACCGAAACGCTATACCGGTGGATGTTCTGTGCAGTCGATACATTATTCCGGTAGCAGAGTTCCAGTCATTGCAAGCTACCCCTGTCCGGATAAGATAATTATCTTCCTCATTGCGGATATTGTCGTTAGAGCGCATTCGCGCCCATAAATCTATACAAAATGGGGTGTTCGATAATCCGAGATCAAATAAAGGAGAATTGGCGATAAATATCCCAGTGCTGTAGGAGGACGGGAAATAACAGGCAGCGTCAAATCCTGGTAGGTCGTATTCAGTGAATCCTTTTATGAGTCCTGGACGCTCTGAACCATATCCAGCTTGTGTAATCACATTATCGTAGGCGGATGAATCAACTATCACCGTGCTTGCGTTATCACCGTCGAAATGGAGCATAAGGACGGTATCGGCATCTATCCCGAGATACTGTCCATATACTGTTGATGAAATAGACTCATTGATAATTACAGCGGGGACCGTTATACCGTCTATGAAAATACGATGGTTTTGCTCGTAGTTTACGCAGGCGGTGATTTCTGGAACAAAAATAACTTCACTTCCTTCTGGAACCGCAGCTTCTTCGATAAATCGTAGTTCTGAAACAGCCGCTGAATTGGTTCCATATACCCACTCTTCATCAACTGTCCACGGTGTGTCGTACTCCGCTTGATTCGCGATAGCACTTTCCGAACACCCAAACATCACACGGTAATAACGATAGGCCGTGGTACTTTGCCAGCAAAAATATTCTTCGCGCCAGCTTCCATAAGACCACTCGGGAGCTGGATCAACGAGCGTGTATGATCCTATCTCAGGATCAACCGCATAATACATCTCGATAAAACTCTTAAAAAGTGTATCCCAGTTAGACGCCGTTATGTCATCCGTTACGCTGCTGACTCCAACTGAATTTGATCCCTGAATTATGATCCGAGAAGGAAACCAAGAACCAGACGTGTAAGCGGATTTGGCAAAGGTGAACTTATCAAAACATTTCTCGTTCAATTCCCCGAGATCAACCATGATCCCGCACTTACTCTCCCCTCCAATATTGATATACTCCAAATCGGACGGATCGTTAGAACTCGCCTCGCCAATTGCAGGTAGTTGATCAAACACTTTCCACGCAGGTCCGCCGCCGTACTCAAACAGCGTCCCAACATCAGTTAAAATGTACGGAGAGCTGTTGCTGGTGGCCGGAAGCATCCCAGACGCAGTATTCGGATTGGTTGCACCGTTACCCATGATATCCTCTTACGTTGTTTTACCAATAAGCGTCTGAAACTGAAAACTGGCTGTATCAGGGATCGTGTAGTCCGTCCCAAAATCAATGCAGCAATACACGGTGTCATCACTGGTGGTGTCATCATAAATAATCGCTGATCCAGTCGGGCCGATGTCCCCAGCAGCCGCCGTCCAGATCACGTCATCCCACACGGTTTTACCGCAATCAAGCGCGTCATCCTCTGTGACAACAGAGTTTGTCAGCGCCTTGTCGTTCTGGGTATATCCGTAATTTGTAGCAAGCTGATCCGCCGTAACATCCGCCAATGTCGCATGAGCGTCTTTGTCGAATGCAAATGTAGTATTCATCAATATGGCCTTAAAAACATCTGTGTCCATATTGATCAAAGCCTTGTCTTTTTGGTATTTAAAATGATTTGATACTGTAACTACGACTGCCATAATAACCTCCTTTTATGCTGATAAATTAATCCCGATTGTCTTTATTTGCAGGATAAAACCATTGGGAGCTGTGTATTCCGTCCCGAAGTCAATGCACATCACCACGGGTTTTTCAGTGACTGTGTTGTTGTACACAATCGCGGCTCCTGCAGGGCCGATGATACCTCCTGATGCTGTCCAGGACACGTCAGCCCAGGTAGTGCTTGCAACACCGGTGATACGATTTTCAATAAGGGTGACACCGGACAATGTTTTGCCATTTTGCGTATATCCGAATCCTGTCGCCAACTGACTGGCCGCCACTGCCGCCAGGTTGACATGAGTTGCCGGGTTGAATATGAACGCAGGATTCATCAGGATAATGACGAACACGTCACTGGACTCGTCTATGGCTTTGGTTTTGAGCAAATACCTGTAATGGGTGGGGACGGTGACTGAAACCATGTATCAATCCTCTGTTAATTTTTCTTTCACCAAAAACGTTAATTTCAATTCTCCATTTTGGCATTTCAACCGACTGATCGCACCGGTGAAGACCCCCTCGCTATTTGCAAGCTGCACGAGAACTGCTTGCATAGTCATCCGGCGAAGGATAGCCTCCTGAGCAGGTGATATGCCGCTTGCAACAATCTCGATGGTGCGGTCGGAGTGGGAACAGCCGGAAGATGTGATTACACTGCCGCCGTCGAGGGTGGCGGAGCGGCTGATTCGGGGGAGGATAACACCACGATCTGATAAAAGTGATTCATTTATATCAACAGTTTCAGTGGTACTTGTTAAAGAAATCATGCAACCCCTAATAAGAACGCATTGCCGTCTGCATTTGCCTTTAATTGAACTTTTTCAACGACTTGCCACATTAGCATATCAAGAGCAGGCTCAAGACCAGTGGAATCAATCTTAATAAGTCCTTCACCTGATGCAACCGCCAATCTTTTTTCTTCGAGGAGATCAATCTTAGACTGTATTTCTCTGCCTATATTATTATCTTGAAACTCCATATCAATTGATACTTCGTCTGGCAATGATTCAATATCATTAGATAATGTCTCGACATCTCCAATCGCAGTCCCTGCATCTACGTCTATTTGTATTGTCTCCATATCAGTTAAAGTACTTACGGATTCTTCAATGGCTTCAATGTCATTGGCGTAATCGCCAATGACTTCTACATCTATATCGAGTTCTGCAGGAACACTGGTGATGGACTCGCCGAGACCTGTTGCTTCTACAGCCGCTATTTCTGCGCTATCACCAAAACCAGAAAGTGAGGATGACATATCTAATAATGGGCCGGTGAGGCTGTCAACAGCTTCGAAAATAATTTGTACAGTTCGCTCAAGGTCTGCCATGTTTATTACTCCTTTGCTTGCTTGCGTAGTAAATAGACCATAAACGTATCTCGTCTTCTGTTAAAAAACCTTGTGGGAAGATGTCTGGCCTGGCTTCAAATAAAAAACGCCCTTTGGAATCTGATAATTTTAATGAAAGTCTTATATCGTTTTTGTTCCAAAGGGCTTCTATTTTCCCGGCTCGTACCCGAGGCCAGTCAATCTCAATATCTTTTTGGTTAGAATCTGGAATTCTGTTGGAAATGCCATGTTTAACTTGACGGCCAACTCTGTATCGCATACTGGATCGATACTGCCTGCAATCAGCAATTCGATCCGTAATGCAATATCCATAGGGACGCTCCCGTCAAGTCCGGTGAAATACTCAACCGTGTTTATTACGCCTTCTGTTGATTCTTTTGATAACGTATCTACGAGCGCATTGATGGTTTTTCGGTTACGTTCAGCCATTTCCTTGCATCGGCCAAGTTCATTACCATTGAGACCCTTAACAATCCATTCTGCAGAACCATCGAACCATTGATTAAGATCAGTGTTTGGTAAATGCACTGCTTCTGTACGATAAGCGAATTTGGTTTTTTTAAATTCTTTTGTTTTGAAAGACATGACATACCTCTATCCGGTGATTCTCTTCCCAGGGTCATTTGCATTTATGGTGAAATCGGCAACTATGCTGCTGCTTGCCGGAAATGTTGTGGTTATACCAAGGAAACCATGGGTTAAAATGTATTTGTCTGACTGGAGCCTATCAACAAAATATTTAAACCAGATTTTCTTGCCTTCTTTGCGTAGAATTTGGTCTGAAATACCATTGATAAGGAAAGCTCTGAATTTTCCTGATTTCAGCGATGTGCTTACTTCGCCGATTACACCACCATAATACTGTTTCGAAGAAGTTGACATGCTGTTTGACGCTGGTTGAAAATCGGTAGCCTTGCTCACTTCAACGAATTCCGGCTCATAATATTGTGCATAAACCTTCTTGGGAATGTTACCTGTGTGACTGCGTGTCATTGCCGGACTGAATGTGGCTCCTGCATATCCGATTATGGTATCTGTTTCCCTTGCGAATTCAGTCTTTAGGATAACTGGATAACTTGACAACTCGCGGTGTTGATTCGGGGTGGAATATATTTCAGATGTGGCGATGGCGGAAGATGTGACGGATGATAACCGTACTTGTGCAACCTCAATACTTCCGATTGGTATGAACGGAGGACCACCAGAAGCTCCACGGGTCTCAGAAAAAGCTGTATGATCAGTGCCACTCAGGACAGCAATTGCGCCAGCGGATGTGATGGTTATGGAATTGATACGACATATATCTGTTGTGGCGCCTCGTAAGCATGTTGCGTCTGTACTTGCTGTCATGGTTACGATCACACCTGCGAGGTTAATCGTACCAGCGGATATATCAACCTTATCACTTGTTCCGGATACTGCAGGAGTTACAACCAGGCCCATAATGACACCATCTGGTTTAATAACAGGTGAGAAACCAGCCTCATCAGACCAGATTTCTGCTAAGGAATTGAATACCATGGAATCACCAGAATCAGATAACGCAGACATCGGAACAAATGTTTGACCACTTTCGTAATAAAGCAAAGAATTTTCTGCGGTTGGCATGGATACACCTTATGAATATAAATATGGATTTGTGATAGTTGAAAAATATTTTACTGTGAGATTAACCAGAACTAAAACTGTGTCATTCTTCGAGTAGTCGTTTGTTCCGCCATTTATGTATGATATTTCCTCGATAAGTGACGAAATAGGTGATCCGAAAAAAGCTTGTCTCATATCACCCAGGATGATCTCTGAGAGAACTGATGTGTTTATTATGCCAGTCATGGACACAGCTTCGACTCGCACTGGCATAGTGCAAAGATACTCTGAACCTCCTATGCGTTCTGCTGTTTCAACAAGAGGGAAAATGACACATGACGGCAATCGGTTGGGATCTATTTTTGAAACGGCGCGGTATGTGTTTTCTCCGATATTCGTGTTGTACCCATTGCCAATGGTTATCTCCGCTGCACGTTCGAGAAATGACCTGATAATTAAGTCTCGTTTGGTGTTAGGCATTTAGAAACTCGTCTGTTTTTTCAAAGAAAACCCTGGATACTTCATCGGCGCCTTCTTCGGTAATTGGGTCTATGAAATATTCCTGCGCCTGGATATCTTGTACGCGAACTGACATAAGAAATTTAGCTTTACGTAGATACTTTATTGGAAACGGAGTACCATCTGAATAATAAGATTGTCCTAATTTCCGCTCGCGTATTTGTCCCATGGTTCTAAACACATGCCGAAATTCGTGATTTTCACGATCCTTGAAAATCTGTACATGTATCCGAGGGTAACCTCGTTTCTTCCAGTTTGCTGAATCATTCGGAAACTCAACCAGTTTAATTGGCTTTCCTTTTGATATAACTTTAGGCTTGTAATTTGATAAGGTCGAAAAACCCGGATCATTTATTTCTATTTCAGATTTGGTGCGGGACTCGTCTACAAGCAATACTTCTGTAACGCCTTCTATCATTTTGTTATTGACGAGAACTGAACCTTCAAGCATTGAGTTACCAGCCGCCTGAGGAAGCCTGTGACGTAAGACTTCAAGCATGGTTTTGACGATACCAAAGGATGCTTCGTCAACCGTTATAGTGATGCTATCTGCCATCTACTGAAACCCTTACAACGTACCCATCGTTCGTGAGAACAGATACAACTGCATAAGATATTCCTGCTATGACAAACACATCTCCTATCTCGGCCTCGCGGGACAAGTCAGACAATGAATAATCAATCGTCTTTCCCTGAAGCCATGTTTGTGCGCGGCCTTCTGGTTGTGATTGTGAGAATTCAGAGAATATTACCTTGAAACACGATACGTCACCAACCAGTGGGGTAAATACAGCATCTACCCCACCAAGATTGGTTGAAATATCACGCCATAACGTTGCTTGTAACTCGTTAAAATCAACAGCCATTTTCTTGCCCTACTCCACCAACTTGACAAGTACACCTGGTCTAAAGCACATTGGAAGAGGATTTGACTGCATGTGGAGATTGATACCACGGTTGAAGTCTCTGACTTCCTGTTTTGCGTAAAGTGGAATACCGATGGTGTTTACGGTTTCGAGAAAGTCAGCCGGTGCGTAAATGGTTTTGAAGGTATTCATGGTGCCCTGCGGATAGCAATGGCCTTCTCCGTCTGCGATGAATTTTCTTGCAGTTCCGGTAGCGTCGGTCGCCGTCCCACGGTATTCTTCAAACATAATACCGCCATAAGCAAAACCCTTTCTAATATCGCCACCCATGGCCTGCGCTGCAAGGATGGTGTTATCAAAAGTAGCCTTAACGGTTGTATGGCTGGTGAGCGCATCGAAGAAACTGGCTGATACAAGCGCTCTGGGCATGGTCATTACTTCACCCATGAGATTATCCTCCATGAGACGAAGCACCTGCATACACTTGCCACGGACATCTGTGGTGGTTGTGGACAGATCGAAATCGACGTATTTCTGATCGATTCCAAATTCAGTGTAAAGATTATACAGAAGGGACCCGTCTGCATCCAGGATGATCCCCTTCAATGCGCCCATTCTGAGATATTCGAGGGTGATTGCGTACTTATCCTTGGCGGCTTGCATATGGTTGTTCATGACACTTGCGAGCGTCTGTACCTGATTATCTGTACCGAATTGACGGACAGATTCAAATTCAGATGCAAGAATAACGTCACCAAGGGGAATGTGGGGTACCGCGAACGCTCTGACCTTGCGTTTGCCCATTCGGTTCTGTTGTTCGGGAGACCCGACAGGCTGGGTTGAAAGCAAATTGAGAACGCCGTTTTGTTCCTCGACGAGTGCGACGCGGGTTGTTATGCCTTTGTCGGTGAAAATACCAAGCTCTCTCAGCCGACCGTAGGTATTAGGCAGGATATTGATTGCGTTCGAAAGCGAAACAAGATTAAACGCATCTGTTTCAAAAGGGTTAAGTATCATTTTATCACACTCCTTTGATTAAACATCGGTTCTTTCGACGATGCCGTTATTGCGAAGCTGAACAAGCGCAGCGGCGATTTGCGCAGCGGAAGCACCTGTAGGCCATGTTAGATAATCAGCTACAATCTGTGCGTCACGGACGATTGCAACTGCTTCCCTGTCTGGGTAATAAACAGCGGTATTCGCTCCGATGGTGCAGATATTCAACTGATTTGCGCTATCAAGATTTTCTGATTGGAAAGTACCAACCTGGGAATCAACTACGAGAACACCGGCAGCGTCTCCGCCTGCGAAGGTTCCTGATGTAATGGTGAACGATACTACCTGCGCGGTGGCGGCACTGGTTGCGCCAGTGAGTGTTTCGCCTGCCAACAACGAAAGAACGCCACCAGAAGTATAAGCGATGTAACGCTGTGTCGTATCGGTTGTGTCTGCTCCGGATACCATCAAGCCATAGGCATCCTGAGAGCCATCAACACCACTGAGATTAAGTTCTTTGACTTTGCCAGAACCAGCGGCGACGGTTACTGTGAATGTATCACCAACAGCAAAGTTGGTACCTGAATCGTTGATTGTGAAGTTGATGTAATCGGACGTATAACCAGTTCCAGTTACAGCCTGGTCGGCAAGCTTAATTCCTGTCGGAGCTTTTACGTCCCATTTTGCGCCTGCACCGGTAGTGGCCGGGGCTACGGTGATGTTAAAACCATCGCCAACGATATAATCTGTTGCATCTGCAATTGTAAAAGTAAGTCCGCCGCCGATGAACTCTACGGTTGCTTCACCTTGTCCGCAATATGACCCATCGGGATACCGAACAACAAAAGCGCCTTTGTTTGTGACTGCTTTTTCAAACTCAAGAGTGTAAACTCCGATTTTTGCGGTTGCTCCAACAACAATGGTACCCATTGCACCAGAGCCAGTATTGTGCGCCCAGGCTGCGGCGGTGGCAGGTGTGGCAGGAGTACCAACAGATGCGTCAACCAGTGTGGCAAGGTATGCACCAAGTGTGGTTCGAACACCACCAGTTACTCCGGTCATTGTTCCACCACCAGTGTTCGACCCAGCAACTCCAGTCGTGGGAGTGGCGAGCGCTATCTTGCCAATCACCGAACCCATTGCGAGGTCCTGACCAGATAACACGGTGACTTGCTCGCGGGATTGATAATTCTCCATTTCCCATTTGAGCAGATCGTTAAGATAATTTGATTCTGTTAATACGATTGACATGTTGATCCTCCTATTATTTATTCTTTAAAATGGACTCTGCTCGTTTCTTTGCATCTTCCATAAGTGGATTGGCGTCTGTGGTCGCAAGTGCGCCGACTGTTGATACAATCGTTACCTGTTCTGATACTTTGGCCTTTGCATCGAGGATAACCTGTTTTGCCTGATCAAGAGACAAACCATCACGAATCATGGTTCCTGCGAGCGCTGGCATTCCCATAGACTCGCACAAATCAACAATGTCGGTTATCGCCGTTACTTGTTCAGCTTTTTGTGCAGCAAGTATCTGTTCGACAGTGGCTTCTGTAGCTTGCTCTGGTTCTATCGGATCTACGATAAAACCACCAAATGTTGCTCGATTTTGCAAATCAGCCGGAGGGACACCGACAGCAGTACTTTCAGCAAAGGTTCCTTGGGGTAAAAGTGATTCAATACGAGAAAGCAAAAGACTTTGTTCGGTAAGTATCTTTTTAACTTCATCCATATTGTCGGCTATTGCCTGTGTGACGACTTCCTTTACTTCGTTAAGATTCATGCTAACGCCTCCAGTTTTTAAAATCATATTTTTAACGATATTATCTATGGATAGAATGCCGTCCGCAAAACCAATATCAACTGCTTCCTTACCCATGAAGAACCCTGCCTGTGTCGCCACAACTGCTTCCTGTGACATGTTCCTGTTGCGAGCAACGACAGCAGTGAATTTGTCGTAAAGCTTATCAACGTGTGCCTGTAATATTCCTTTGCATTCTGGCTTCAATGATTCGTGCGGACTGAAATCATTCTTGTGCCCACCGGCGAAGATGGTTGTGTATTCAACTCCGATTTTCTTATCAAAATCAGCTTGGTTAATGTGAATTGCTATCACGCCAACTGATCCAACGGAAGCAGTGTCAGAAAGATAAATCTCGCTTGCAGCGGAAGCGATTGCATAAGCAGCGGAATAAGCGGATTCTGCGGCCACGGCTATAATTGGTTTAATCTCTCTGGATTTATAAATTTCTTCTGCAAGATCAAACAAACCGGCGACTTCTCCGCCAGGTGAATCAATAAGCAATAAGATGCTTTTGACTCGTTCATCGGATAAAGCAGCACGAAAAGTGTCACGGATATCAAGATATGATGTAATCCACCATTCATAAGCTCGATAAGTAAGACCGCCTGAGATCTCCAAAACTGCGACGTCACCTGTTATTGCGTATCCATTGTCAGATCGTAAAACTACAATGCCAGAATCAGCGTAAGCTTGAACATCGTTGACGTGTTTTTTTTCTGTATCGGGCGGTGGCGGTTTTGATCCAGTCGCTTTAACTGACAGAATTTCGTTGACTGATTGTGGCGCAACCATCAATGCTGAATTAAAAAGTCTTGTTGGTATTTCCAATATTCCCTCCATTTTGTGGCCTTGAGTCAGAATCAAATACCAGACCTAACTTGTCAGCACGTTCGTTATCTGCCTGGATTTCTTCTTCGAGCGCCTCCACGTCTATTCCTCGTTCAGCAACTTCCTGTGTCCGTGAAGAAAACCCGGATCGAACAAGGCCAGATGATGCCTTTAAGTCTTTCAATGGATCGACCCATGGCCAGCCGTCGATTGTCCATTTGATCCTCATGTATGATTTTGGGTCTTTTGTGTATCCCGGTAACCGCATGGCATTTGATAACTCGACCTGAGAAAGCCAATACTTGGCAACCGGTCTGCATATCTGATATGCCATGACATTGAAAATAAACTGCTTGCATTGCCGTTGAAATTCGAGATTGCCGGCACGGATAGAGGAATAAGTCACTCCGGACAGATCTCCGGTGAATTTCTCGTAAGTTAAGCCGCCGATGCCACGAGCAGCACGTTGTTCTTGGTGTTTGATGAAAGACCCGTAATTACCGCCGACATCTGCTGGTTGTGAAAATGTCACGTTGTAACCAGGAGGAAGTGATGGGAATGTACCGGGTTCCATCTGTATTTGAAGAGCACCTGTATCATCGGTGCCATCGTCACTACCAAAGAACGGTACTGCATTTAAATCCTCTGCTGGCTGTGTGATAAAACCACCAAACATGGCAGCAGTCTTCTTGCGTACCAATTCTGCATCGTTGAATTGATTAAGTTCGTGCATTGTCAATATAAGGGATGCAAGCCATGGGCGACCTCGTTGTTGTCCTGGACGAAGTGGGTGAAAAACATGAAGTATCTCCGATGCTGGGATCCGAACCCTGTCGAACTGATCCTTGAGAGTCATGAATACTTCGCCTGGATGTTCTTTAAATATCCAGTAGGCGACACGTTTACCTGATTTATCAAACTCTATGCCCATGCGTATTTCGTTACCGTTTGGAGCGATGGTGTTGTAAGTTTCATCAAGGTGATCAGCCTCAAGTATTTGCAATTGAAGAGGAACCAAAAGACCCCCAGACCGCTTTGGACAAAACCGGATAAGAACTTCTCCGGATTCGATAATTGACCGGGCTATAAGAGACTGTAATCCATAAAAATCAAGGAAACCACCTGCGTCAGCTTCCTGTGTCCAGTCAGACCAGAGTTGTTGTATTCTCTTTTTGAGTTTGGAATCAGTCAATTGCCATCGGGGAGAGATACCTGTCCCAACGATGTTGGAGACCAGGCAATCAATCGCGCCACATATCTGAGGATCATTACGAGATAACTCACGAGAACGAGACCGCAGAAGAGATAGTGATGAATAAATTGTTGCATTAGGACCTGCGGATGACGTGCCCCAATTTGACAATCGCCTGCCATTCCCTGCGCCTTCGAAAGGTGGGGAAGATCGCATATCAATTTTGCGGCCCTTACTGTCAAGTATTCTCAGAAAAGACATTACACCCCTTTACTGGTTGATATGCGGCAGTAACGCGGCCTGCGGTTTAATAAATTCAAAGACGTTGTAAGGCTTGACTTGTATGCCTGTAGTTCGATAAGACTTGACTGACCATATTCAACCATGCGGTCACCATTGGAAACGCGCACGACTCGTTCCCCGAGCATCAGTTTGCTTATGGCGAGTTCAACGGAAGTCAGAGATGTGGTTAATTCAGATATTGTTGGCATAATACCATATAGAGTATATGAGTATATAGTATAACACAAGGGGTAGCGGTACAGTGTTCCGTTAATTTATAAATTAATGATTTTTAATAGGGGGGATAGATGAAAACTGCCGGTCGTTTAATCGTTTTTGTTTTAACTTTTTGGATTGGTATCGTACATGCTGGTTATATAATATCTGGAAAAGTCGTCTCTATTTCTGATGGAGACACAATTACGATACTGGATGGGAACATGACACAGCACAAAATAAGGATTTATGGCGTGGATTGTCCTGAAAGCCATCAGGATTATGGACAGAAGGCAAAGCAGTTAACGTCTGATCTGGTATTCGGGAAAACGATTGAAGTCAAAGTTATGGACACGGACAGGTATGGCCGCACGGTTGGGATAGTTAATGTCGATGGGAAATGTCTGAATGAAGAATTGGTGAAGAATGGCATGGCATGGCTTTATGGCCAATACTGTAAAGCATCATTATGTTCTCAGTGGAAACAATACCAGGAGGAAGCCAGAAGCGGAAAGATCGGATTGTGGTCGACGCAGAACCACATACCGCCGTGGGAATTCCGGCATGGACCACCAAAGACGGCTCCGACTACAACAACCAACGCCACCCAAAACGCTGGTGCATATCATGGCAACAGCAAGTCCATGGTATTCCATTCATCAAAATGCAGATTTTATGACTGCAAAAATTGCACAGTGATTTTCCCTGGTAGTGACGTAGCGATAAAGTATGGATTTAGGCCGTGTGGAGAATGCAGACCATGACGAGATTGGAGCTATCTGCCTGTTTGCATTGCATATTTTTGAAAAACGAGGGACGCGAAGCGGGTTGGACACCGTTAGGTATTGCGAGATGTTGAAAAGTACCTTTTTTTATTTGTTGATACTATATGTAGTATGTTGTTTTTTTTATACCACAATATGTTGTGGTGTTGCAATATATTGGAAAGGAAATGAATTTATGAAAGTAAATATTGAAAGAACAATTGAATTTGCACCAAACTTTCCATCACATAATTTAAATATTCCTGTAAAGTATAATACTTACAATGCTTATTTGCATATTGTTGATGAATGGGTAGAAGATAGGATTGAAATTTCAATCAATTTTGAATTTATGGATGAACTCCAGAATATTGTAGAAGATGGAACGCAGACATTTAAGTTGGGTGATTATAATAAGGTAGAATTCAAATCGATGCTGTCGAGAATTTTAAATTCATTGTGAGATTGATAATTGGGGAGACAGATTTAAGGCAGATTAGGCAGATTTAAGGCAGATTTAAGGCAGATTTAAGGCAGATTAGGCAGATTAGGCAGATTTAAGGCAAATTTAAGGCAGATTTAAGGCAGATTTAAGGCAGATTTAAGGCAAATTTAAGGAATCTTGGCCATGGATAGCTGGTGATCATGCCCTGTGCAGAAAAAGCACAGGCCACGCCACTGAACTGCCATTTGTAAATTGCAAATTCTCGCCAGGATAAAAAACCATTTTGATTTTGGTTAGGTTCATCATGTTCAGCTTGCTCGTTCTGTGTTGGCGTTCATGCCTTTTGCAGAAAAGCAAAAGTCACGCCGCTGGACTGCCAGTTTAAGCCTGAGATTTCTTGCCAGGATAAAAAACCATTTTAATATTCGGTTCAGCTTGCAGTTGACATGTGTTGTTACGCCTATTATCAGCATCCTGGCGCGCAGTTGGTGTAGTTTTAACGAAGCAGCACAAGCAGTTCAGTGTGCCCGTTGTGCACCCCCAAGGGAGTGCAAAACGGGTGCGCAATCCAAGCAGTTTGGTAGAAACAGCACAAACGCAAGCTTTACCAGCACAAGCCACAGCTTTTTTTTAGGGTTACTTCGTGTGTAGCTTGCTGCTGATGAGCATTTATAATTTTATCCACTCGCATTCTCGCTCCACTCGGTCGCTACGCTCCCCCGTGGAGCTTCGAGATCAGGCACGATTTTTCTACGCAAAAACCACCTTCCGGTCAGTGCTGCTGTCAGCACGCTCCCTCACGGGAGCGTGCCACAGGCCCGGTATGCGTAGCTTGGTAGAAACAGCACAAGCTACATACTGCATTCTCGCTCCACTCGGTCGCTACGCTCCCCCGTGGAGCTTCGAGATCAGGCACGATTTTTCTACGCAAAAACCACCTTCCGGTCAGTGCTGCTGTCAGCACGCTCCCTCACGGGAGCGTGCCAC